TCACATCACCGGGCAGCCGTCGTCATCGCTTACACGATTGATGAAGAACGTCACTCTGCCCAACACTTCCACCTCTTCCAGAGCGGTTCCCTCTATTGCCTCGCCATCATCCGTGATAAGTGACTTACCCATCAGTTTTGCAAACTGCGTGTGACCGTCGCACAAAATTAACAACACATCTCCAGGTGTCTTTTTCGTTGCTGGCTCTATGACCGCAAACCCCACATCCGTTTCAAGCACCCTACTATCAGCCCCCATATTGCACAGAATTGCTGGGGTTAGTCGGCGCTCAATGTAGTCTGTTGCTGGTGAAGGAAATCCCATCAGTGAATTCTCCCCATGTTGCGCAGGATCCAGTAACGGTTGTCGCTACCGTCTGTCGTCTTGTCAGCGAAGCCTGGCTGATTGCGCTCTATCCATGCATTGGCGTCGGCTCGGGTGAAGTGCCAGTTAAAACCACGCAACTTTTGTATGAAGCGGTCTGTTCTCAGGTAGCGGTAGCCCTTTGGGTTAAGCTCTATGGCCGCAATAAAGGCGGCCTGAATATCTGAATTTCGGGGCATAATCTGCACTCCCTTTATTACTGTGTTTATATACAGTAGTCTCAAATGGAATGCAGATCAATTTGGGTTCGCCTATTAATTTTTAAGGCTGAATGTCCTCAGGCTGCTCTGTCAGTTCAAGAGAAGCTTCGGAAGCTCTTGTTTTCCAGATGCTATCCTCTGGCATATCGAGGCGAACGTCGATCCAGCTGTTGGCAGGAACATCTATAGGAGCCCCTTTCGTTTTAACAATTTCGCCTTCTTCGTTGAGTATGTATTTCCGCTTAAAAAGCCGAATCGTCAGCCCACCGCTTTCTGTCTGCTCAGCTTCAACTACACCCAGTTCTCCCATTCCACCCGGGTCCATTGGCGGCAGCAATTGCCAGCCTTCTGATGCCAGGCCTGCCGAGCCGATAAGAACATACACCCCAACATCCAGCCGCGAGATTTTGATCCCTTCAGCCTCGGCGTTAGCCGTGCCGCAGCCGCACCATGTGAATCCATCATTTTCAACATCCGTACGCCGGTTCTCTTCCTGAGACTTAACGATTCTGGCAATGGGAGAAGCCTGCTTAATGGTTCCGTCAGAAGTTACTGTCGTATTTGAGGTTGTCCAGAATGTGAAATAACCGTCCTTAAAAGTGGGCAGATAGGTCACGCAAGTGTTATTTCCGCCTTCCCATTGCCGTGCAGCAATGAAGGTTTTGTTACCCTCACTACCGAATGTTACTACCCGACCATAAGTGCCGTTTGGCTGGGCAGTCGCCCATAAAGTAATTTGTGGATATGCTGCGGTAATTTTCAAAGGGCCAGTGAAGTTTTTCTCTCCTGAAATGGACTGGTTTCCTTCGATATTTACTGTTTTGTCTAAACCGAGGTTTGTGCGAGCGTCAGCGGCATTCGTTGCCCCGGTCCCGCCCTGCCCAATGCTGAGAGCTGTTTTCAGCCCAGAAAGGCTGGTAATGTCGCTGTTAGCCCCTTTCTTCGCCAGCGATTTTTGACCCGGTACGGTAACGGCAGTGCCATTGATAGTGATGGTGACATCAGATGTCCCGTTCATTACATCAGCGAACCCGCTCATGTAGCGCTGGTACATCGTGAAGGTTTCAGCAATATCCTGCGCCAGACCATCCACGCTCAGACTGTCACTCAGAAGAATTGCAAATCGGGTTCCGGCGGGAACTGCTGGGTTAGCTGCTGGCGTTACGGTGAGACTTGTTGCGCTGCCGATGGTGGTAATCTGAAATACCTGCACAGGGCTGGTCATTGCAATAACGGTACAGCCGTTACGAATAAGAGAACCAGCAGCAGTGAAGTTTGTGCCGGTACCTGTAAGGGTGTTTCCGCTGATGGCGATAGTGCCAGTAGTATAAATCATGTTTTCTCCAGGCAATAAAAAACCCCGCCGGAGCGGGGTTTGTTCAAAACTGAATGGGTTAGTGGCAGGTGGTGCTGGTGAACGTGTTGGCGCTCACCCATGACCAGTTAAAGGGATAACCGGCGCGGTACTGCGTCTGATTGTTTTGTTTACGGACTCCGTAGATCTGGACGCTGCTTTCCTGTCCGCCAACCAGGGCTGTTCCGGTGCATACGGGTTGCTGCTTCTCAATAACGCCAGTGCAACCGGAGAGCAATACCGCTACCGCCAGGCAAAGAATCATATTTTTCATAGTGGTTATATCCCAGGGCATTCATGAAGCCACACAATAACAATATGAATCAACGGGATATAATTGATTTGATAGATCAATTATTCAAAATTGATCGCTAAAAACGATCAATCATAATTGGCGCAGTTAATGGCCATAATCACGTTCCTCAGATTCGAATACGCGACGTTCTGAAGGTTGCCGCCGGGGGTTGTCTGCGGCCTGGCGAATATTCGCGTATTGCTTCCCTCAAGCTTTGCCATGCTCTTGTATATAGCCGAGTATGGCTGCGGTTGACCGCCAGCCGATACAACCCCGGTAATTAGCCCCAGCATGGCAGGCATGCAGGCCCACTTCCCCGCCAGAGTTGTATTGATGTTGTATCCTGAGCTGGCATCCACCCCGGCGGTACCGAGGGTGACAACATCGCTCAACGTGCGCGTTTCGTTTGTTAAAATCAGCGTCCCTGATGCATCCCACACAGCCAGCCCGTAGTCTGGCTTTGTCTGCGGGAAAATAGAGAAAAAATAAACGTACGCTGTGCCGGTTGCATTCGGTCTGAGAAAATCAATCGTGATGGTGTTCCCGCTTATCGTCTGAGTGATTTCGACCTCAACCGTGCAATGAACGAAGGCGACAACAGGCTGGCCTGCGGGGAATGTGTGCGTCACTTTGGTATTGAACCCCGATGTTCCCTGAAGTGCCGCTGTCTTTCGAGCCTGAAGAGCGATTGGCGAGCTGTTCGCGGTCACCCATACTTCCCCGCTCGTGGTCGTTAGTAAAACGCCATACTCCGCCATTTATGCCCTCTCGATCTGGAAAATGAGATAAGCCGCTGCCGCAGGCTCAGTCCCTGCTGAGTAGTCGGTATCGCCTACTGCTGACACTGTTGCTGTTCCCCCCGAAATGGTGATCTTCCTCCGACTCGTACCAAACTGATCGCCGTTCATGCTCTGAAAATAGGTCAGCCTGCAACCCGGTGGAAGCGCTACGGTGTAAGAGCCTGTTTTCTGGTTCTGGGCCAGCTGGAGATAGCCACAAACGCTGACAGGCTTAACGCCATAGTTGTTTACCTTGCCTGATGCGTCCCATGTCTGAACACCATATTCCGCCATCCAGTTCTCCTGAAAAAAAGAGGCCCCGTAAGAGGCCTCCCGTTACCATGTGCCCGTGATTCTCCCGATCTGCACCCTCAACACATTGTTGGAATCCCGCACGCTGATTGTCTGGTTTGTCTGTTTCATTGCCCCCTCACCAGCTGTCGAACCGTAGTTCTCAAACGTACCGCCCTTATCCAGCCTCCACCCAACTGAACCAGCGACATAGTTATTGGACTGGATGTAGTTGCCGATCTTGGCGTTGCTGATGGTGCCATCACCTATCAGTGCGTCTCTGATGAACACCTGCCCGTTCTGGATAACGAAAGGTAAGGTCACCGTGGCTCCGGCCTGGTGAGTAACGGCGAAGCGGTCAGCCAGGAAGATAACCTGCGACTGCATGCCGGACGGCGTATTCTCCACGCCGATCCCCATCCCTGCCGCGTAAAGCTGACCATTGCTGGATAACCCGACCTTGATGCTGTACATCGCCTTCAGGTCGCCGTTGACGTTCGCAATGGCCTGCGCGTTGGTGGTGATCGCTGAAGTGTGCCCGTTGATGGTCGCCGTGATGCCGTTTATCTGCGTGGTTGTGGCCTGCTGGTAATCGGAGAACGTCTGGTTCAGGCTGTTGATGGATGCTTTATTGCCGTTCACGTCAGCCTGCAAGCTCAGCAGCGAACGTGCTGTTGCCTCCCTGTCGCTTGCCATGACGTTATCAATACGATCGATGCCGGCCTTGCTGTCACCGTACTGCGCGCTGAGTCTCACCCGCTGATCAACCTGCGCCAGCGTACTCGTTATTAGCGCGATAGCGTTATTCTGGATGCCGCCGCTGGCAGTATCGGTTCTTGCTCCCAGCTCCTCCAGACGGGATGCCATTGATGAAGTCGTGTCGGTGACAACCTGTCGCAACGTGGTTATATCAGCAGTGTTTTGTGAGCTGGCTTGTTCAGCTGCATCTGCCTTACCTGATGCAGCGTCAGCTTTACTCGAAGCCGAATCAGCTTTATCAGAAATGACCTGAGTGCTCGCAGTGAGCTGATCAACAGCAGTAGCCCTTGCCTGAGCTTCATCTGACAGAGCCTGCCTTACCTCGGTAACTCCCGCCTCGTTCTGCGCAGTTTTTGCCTCAAGACGGGTAACATCCGTTACGCGCGCCTCCTTTTCAGTAGCGATCACCTCCCGGAGCTGTTCGAATGTCGCAGAGTTAGCGCCCTGTTGGGCTGTCTGGCGCACGACAACATCGGCAATAGCCAGCGCGTTTCCGATGATTGCTTCAGCGGTCTGCTTGTTCGAGCCAACCGCAGCAGCAAGGCCGTCTGCGTTCTCTTTGATTGCATCAGCCAGTTCTGCCAGTTTTCCGCTGCTGTCCACCGCGTTCTCGATCAAGTCTTTGAACGTATCGGAGCCTTTCATGTCCTCCAGGATTGCATCGGTGATATCGGATACATCGATGCTGGCCTGCCCGCGCACCCAGTCGGTCCACCCGCTCTGATTCCCGATCCTGTCGACAAGCCGCGCCTGGTACCAGAATTCCTGCCCCGCCTTCAGCCCCATCTGCTGATAAAGTTTCTGCGGATACGGTACAGATGCCAAAAGCATCGGATTCGAACCGTCAGCGGCAATGCTGTATTGCAGCTCAGTGCTCAGGGTGTCGCCGGTATTAGCCGGGAATCCCCAGGTGACGTTGATTCCGAATACGACGTCTTCGGAGGCCTTAAGCCCGACAGGTTTGGGTACCTCACCCGCGCGTCCCTTCAGGTGTGTAAGCGCGGAAGTTGCCCAGAGACTCGATGCACCGCCGGAGTTGATCGCGCGCACACGGACCAGATAATCACCCGCGAAGATGCCAGGCACTTCGATATTGCGAAGACCGGTCTCCGGTACGTTAACCCACTCATTGTCGCCGCGCTTCCACTGCACCCGATAGGCTATGACATCCGCCTGTGGTTTGCCGTTCTTGTCGACCGGCGCATCCCAGGATGCCGTCAGGGTAGTCACTCGCTGCCCCTGGCGCACTGCGTCATAGCTCGCTACCACGATATTGGTCGGCTGGTTGACGAGGCCGGTTGGTATCAGACTAATTGGCGGCGTGTCCAGGCGGGCATTGTTATCGACCGCATCATATTTTGATGCGTTATATTCGGCCCCGGTGATTGTGAAGGTGTTTTCTTCATCATCAAATCTCAGGTTCGTAACGCGGAAGTATTGCAGGCGCAACTGCCCGGCATCGATGACGAATACAGCGTTGGGTAACGGCTCTGCCGTGAAAGGCGTGGCGACCACCAGCTGCGTGCCGTTTACGGCCTGGATCACCCTGCTCTCAACGGTACCGCCCCGTGTGCGGATCATCAGTGTGTCACCCGCAACGGCACTGGTTCCCCGATCGGTTATCACAGCCTTCAACCCGGCGTTATATCCGGTTATACGCCCGCCATAAACACACCCTGAAAGGCGTTCGTCAGCAAATGCAAACACGGTACCCGGCACGTAGACATAGCCATCAAGCCCGGTCTGTAGCGTGATAATCCGGTCGAGTGAGTTGGAGTACACAGCCCACCCGCCACGGCGCTGTGCTTCGCTCTCGCGCGTACAGCCGATCGCGGTGATCTGCGTCTGCTTAAACTTGAATTGCTTAACCAGGTCCGGGAACATCACCGCTGTTGTGCGGTCCTGGTAGTGATTGTCAGGGTCGCTGAAGTTAATCAGCGCGCTGGAGAAGCGGGTCTTTTCACTGCCGCTCGAGTAAACCGGTTTGCCCACCACCGAAGCGCGGGTAAGGATTTGCAGCTTCGACGTATCCGCCGGCATGTCCGAGACAACATTGAACATGTTGTTGCCCCAGAACGTCATGCCATTGAACCCTGCGGCGATGTCTTTGATTACCTGCCACGCATCAGCCTGCGACTGGATGTAGACATCAAACATGAAGCGCGGCTCGGTACCGTCGCCACCCTTCCCGTCAGGTACTTTCTGATCGCAACGCTGGGCAATGCGGTAAAGCTCCCACTTATCCAGCATCTGCGCCGTGACGCGTCGGCCAAGTCCGAAACGCGGCTCAGTGAGCACATCGAACCAGATCCATGCTGGGTTATTCGTCCAGCCCCACTTAAACGTCCCGTCCCATGTGCCGCTATAGGTTCGGGCTATCGGATCGTAATTCGAAGGGATGCGGATAATGCGCCCCTTAGGTTTACAGGAAACCTTCGGGATATTGTTGAACGATTTGGCGTTGAACGACACATACAGCAGCGCCGTATGGGGATAACGCAGGCGCGCATCAATCACCTCAGTGATCGCCTGTACCTGCGTTTTGTTCTGCAACATCTGGCTGGTGCTGTCGTCGGTGTCGCGGACCACACGAATCTGCCAGCCCGTACTGGCTTTCGGAAGATTAATGCGATGGGTGAGTTCATAGAGCGAACTGAGTTTCTCTGTCACGGTCCTTGTCATGACCGTAGAAAACGCACCACCATCTACAGCAAGATCGATATGGTACTTTACGGTAGTGCCGACAATATCTCCGTCGTTTTCCTGTTGCTGCAAACCCGGGATACCAATGCGAACGAGGACAGCGTCAATCTGGGTGTTGCTCAGCGCGCGCGTCCAGGGCGTGGCTTTTGTCAGCGATACGCCGACCGTGGTTTCGTTCTCCACTGCGGGAAACCCCGGAATCGGCGTCTGGGTCTGTGTGCCCGGCCGAAATTCCCAGGAAACATTTTCAAAGTTCATCGTTCCGTCGGCGTTTCCCAGCGGCGTACCGTCCAGGAAAATGCTGGTCGCATCCAGACCACCAGCAAACTCACCTTCCCCGAGCGCCAGCAGCATGCGGCAGCGCGCCATTGACTGCGCCGAATCAGGTTGTTCTACAGGTGTGTGCTGCTTCTGGCCGCCACCCTTTGCACCAGTGATCGCTTCCATATTACATCCATAAAAAAAGCACCCGACTGGGTGCTTGATATTCAGAAAGGAGTTATCAGATGTCTTCGGCGACTATGCCAGCGCTGATGATGGCGCCGCCAATCTCACGGACGCCATAGAGAAGCGCGACCGGGTTTCCCATCGCAAGGGTATTAACTGAGCCACCAAAGGCATATGAGGGTTTATTGTCAGGGTCGTCTCGGCCCTGTAACCCTTTGGGCTGGGGCGAAAGCATCTGGTAGATACCGCCGGCCATCATTGACGCGCCCGACATCGCAAGGCCTGTGCCAAACGTAGCTAAAGCACCGGAGCTAAAGTAAGAAATTGCGATACCAGCCACCACCATTACAGCGCCCAGGATGGTCTGAAATACTCCGGCTTTTTTCGAACCTTCCATAATCGGCGCAATGCGGATATCACTGTCTCCTGTCAGCTCCTGGAAGTCCTGAGTGCCGATATTCCTTTTTCCGCGGAACACGGCGAAGGTCATGCCGTTTTTTTTGGCATTCATCAGGTAGTCTTCCAGCCCGTCGAAGTTGATACACAGGGCTTTGACCGCTTCGGCAGATGTCTGAACTGCCAGTTTGTGCACGCGCCCGAACCGCGCGCCCAGTGCGCCATACAGACGAATGGTGGTTAAACGCGCCATGGCTTTATCTCCTGCGGCAGGTTTTTGTGACGAACGCAGATCATCGTGCGGTCTTTGAAATAGCCTCGGGCATACGGGGTAATGCAGGAAGGCTGGCCGTAAAGGTGATGGAGCAGTTCACCTTCTTCAGTGATGATGCCCGCATGGTTCCACTTATCGGAATCAACCTGCATGATGACCATACAGCCTGGTGCCGGATCGCACTCGACGAATCCTTCCCGCTCCCAGTTTTCGAAATAGAGATTGTCCGGGTACTGGCTTTCCCACCACGGGTAATCGACGCGAAAATCGTTCAGCGTGACGCCCTGAATGGCGTGCCAGTCCATAATCAGCCCCCAGCAGTCATTCGAGCCCAGGATAAACGGACGCCCAATAAGCGGCACCGCCTCCGGCATTATCTCGGCGTATTCATCTCTGTCAGGCGCGTAAATACCCCAGATCACGCCGGAGTTGTTGCACTGCTGGCGGTCCAGATCGGACGGAATAGGCCGGGCACCGTCGCCCGGGTGGGAGTGGATGACGCGAATAATCGTCCCTATATCTTCGGCGTTAGCCCAGTGCTCGCCGTCGATGCGAAAATGTTCTGTCGGATTTTCGTGCGTATTCGGCACGGGAATGTAGCGCTGGCGACGGCCAGACTGAATAACGAAGCCACAGCACTCACGCGGGGATTCATCCAGTGCATGCGCCCGGATAGCTGCCATTATGGTTTTATTCATTGGTACGTCCGGTTATCGGATAAAGAGAACGGTTGCCGGGAAGCCACCAAAATCGAGGATTGCCGCGTCAGGGTCTGCCAGGCCAGCGCCAAATCGTTTACGGCAGTCACTGAGGCAACCGCCACATACATCAAGAGCAGGGTCTGATACCGGATTCCCTTTCGCGTCGAAATACGCAGTGCCGTTATAGGTGCATCCATCGCCGCTACGATACTGACCGCGCAGCGCCCATTCACAAAGCGATGTGATCTGTCGGGTGGGGATCACAAGGCTCTGCAAATCGGCCGGGCTGCTGAGTGCCCAGGTAACCACCTCATCATCTTCGGAGGTTTTGGTGTCAAGCCAGAAGGTCTGAAGTGTGAACATTGACGAATCAGCTGTAGGATTTACGCCACCAGGGTAATTTACGGCATCAAGATAGACCGCATAGGTATCGATAATGCTCACTTTTGCGTTAACCATGTCCTTAAATTGCAGGCACAGCGCAGTGATATGGCCGTCAAGGTTTGAGACGCTGAGAGTGGGCTCCGCCGCCTGGTCTGTTGATAGCTCCAGGCCTGAAACCTGAAACGGCCAAAAATCGTAGATATTGCCACCGAAGACGATTGGCTTGGGTCCAAGCTTTTCTTCATCTCCATTGGCAGCATCAATTTCTTCCGGCGTATGGGGGAAAGGTGCGTAGTGGAAACGGTGGATACCACCACTGAACTCTGAGGCGTCAACTTCAACCAGGCGGACTCTGCCACCTGGTGCCAGCATCGCCGCCTGATCGACTAATGCCATTATGCATACACCCCATAAGCCCGTTTGATAGTGAATGTCAGCTCAGCGAATTTGCTGCTGATCTGCGTTTTACGAACCGAATCGGCTACGACGCGGTAAAGCCCCTTTCCTTCACCTGGCGGCGTAATGATGAAAGCCTTCACGGTATGAGCAAGGAGGAAATCACGAATCCTGTCCACTTCCGATTCGGCGCCTGTGTGCTTCATAGGGATCTGAATAGCCGTGCTGTTAATACCGTTATCAGCTACCTGCTCATAGCCATCACCGAACTGCGCCGCGCGTACTGCCTGGCTATATTCAATCGCACCAGCACCGAGCTGCGAGCGCCAGCTATATGTTTCAACTGCCATATTTGCTCCATAAAAAAAGCCACCCGAAGGTGGCTACTGTCTGAATATCAGGATGTTACAAATCAAAATACCTGGTTATGTTGTGGATTCAGCCCGCCAGTGGTGGGCACTGGCGCATTAATTGCCGACGGTGCGGCTGATGGCCTCGGTATAACAGGAGTTTATGATGAGCTTTAACAAAGAAGACCAGCAGGATGAAGCCTTAGCGTTTTTATTAGCTGTTGCCACTGTCGAATCAGGTGATGCTGGAGCTTTTCGCAAGCGCGTTACTGAGTATATGACGAAGGCCTACGGTGGAGATACATCAAAAATGACGATGCAAGAGCAAGGTCGTGCCGAGGCGGTATCCAAATTGTACGCCAGGGCTGATAACATCTACCATCGCATCAAATAATGCTTTGCCCCGGTTAAGCCGGGGTTTTCAATCCGGCAATTGCCTTACTGGCATATTCTTTGGCGCGTGCTTCGACTTCGGCAAAAGAGCTGCCTGGATTGAAATCCTCCTGATAGATAAACACCAGTTCATGAGGCGCATTGATTTGCTCCAGCTTGCAAACTGTAATTTTGGTTCTGACAGTCTTTATCATTTTAATTTCTAAATCTGGATCGAAGCTTACAGTTTCAAATCGCGAACCCATTTCAGGGAATCCTACAGTCATTTCCATAACGTTCTCCTGCCTCTCGGCTATAGATGTAAAAAAGCCCCGCGGATGCGAGGCTGGGTTTCGGTTGAGTGGTGGTGGTTAGAAGGCTCTACATAAACTCATTTGGATGGTGTGGCACCGCAGCGGCTAACATAAGAGTTTCCGTCAAGATCTATCCATGACTCATCTCTTCCATCGGGGTATATCGCTTTTTCTCCGATCTCATAATTCACGCCTTTAGAAAACGCCCCTTTGGGAGTCATCTTGATATGAACATAGAAAGGATGGTAGCCAACATACGCACCAAACCCATTCTTCCCAGCAACCCTGCCACATACGAAACCACTCACAACATCCCCGGACTGCTGGTTTTTGTCCAAATTGAACCTAACCATTTTAAATTTGGCGCTATCGGGATCCATCAACCCATTTGCAATTTCTTGTTGCCCGAGTTGTAGTGCTTTTTCCTCTGAAGGTTTACACGCAGTAAGTGCAATACAGGCCAAACTTAAGCAAAACATTTTTCTCATTATCATCCCCATGATTATCATCTTTTTTCTCATGATAACCAGGGGAGATAGGGATGTAACGATCAGAAACTAGTAGCGACCGCTTTTAGCGTACCCTTAGCAGTGGCAATGGCAAGCTCTTCAACTTGCTTAAGGGTCAGGTCTAGCTGATATGGCAAGTTAACAGGGACACTTGCAATGCGAGTGCAATCGTCTGGGCCATAGAAAGTCACGAAGGCACTGATCGCCTTTCCATTTTCGTTGGCATCCCAAACAACATCAGAGACCTTTACTTCTGCAATTTTCATTAGTATTTCCCTCTAACGGCATTCCACAGCGGAGTGCCTGGTTTTCTTACTTGAGTATTAATGGTGTCAATCATTGCATCGTTGAGTTGCCTGCCAATAGCTGCAGCATTTGCTGAGCCACCTGTATTGGCCTGTCCACCTGAACCAATGTTTATGTCACCAAAACTGACGCTGATAATTGGCACACCAGAGTCTGCCGCCCCAGCCTGATTTCCCCCAACAAGCCCACCAGAAGCGTAACGGCCTAAATTACCGTTGTTCATTAGACGATATAGGTTATCTACGCCGATCCGCCTAGTGGCTTCTTTGGTGAAAACGAACTCATCTTTATGCACGATGCCTGCGGGTTCATATTTACCGCCCGCACCTGTGTAACCACCGGAATCAAACAGGCTAACTCCAGAGTTTGCAGCGCTGGCATATGCTCCGCCAGGCGTGCTGCCACCGCCACTGCCACCGCTTATCCAGCCCATCGCAGCCTGCACCGCATAGGCGACCAGTAACCGGTTGGTCACCTCGGCGATCATCTTTAACATGGATTTTGTGAATTCTTTGAGGCTGGCAGTACCAGTTGTGACCAAACTGGTCAGCATGTTGGAAAGGCCACTGAATGTGGATCCAGCCACGTTACGCATTGCTTCGAATGTGTTAGTTGCAGAATCCGCATAATCAGCCCATCCGCGCTTTGCTCCAGCCTGCCAATTGCTGCGAAGTTCGTCTTCCTTCCGGTATGTCTCTTCCTGCTGAGCCAAAACTTTTTTTTGCGCGTCAGGATTGAAGGCATAGGCTTCAGACAAACGCTGACGTGTTGCCGCCCGCTCTGCCTCTCTGGTTGAATTCCCTTCAGCTGCCGCATCAATTTCTGCTTGCTTCGCTGCCTGCTGCTGAGCAAATTTGGTCGCCTGATCGGCAAGAGCATTCAGTTTCTGCTGTCTTGCAATCTGATCGCCCAATGCGGCATTAATATCAGCCTGCGCGAGAAGTTTATCCTTATTGGCGAGCAGTGACTTCTCATCAATGGTAAGCGCACGGCCTTTTGGATCATTTGCCGTTGCCTCGAGAATACTGATTTTGGAAATCAGTTCCCATTGCTGCTTACGCTGCTGACTGATTACATCGTTAATGTCACGATGTTCTTGAAGCGTTTTCAGCTGCGCTTGCAGAGCTAAAGTCTCAGCATTGTAAGTGTCGGTTGAGCGATCACCTGCAGACACCTTAACGGCTGGGGTTTTGGGCGTTTTATTTGGGTGAAACTGCTTGTTTATCGCGTCAACTGCCTGTTGGCGTTGTTGATCACTCCATTTATCAGGAGCGAGTGCGACATTTTTCCATAATTCAGAAAGGGCTTTGCTGCGTTTCTCTTGCCAGGTGGCAGATTGCTCGAGGATACGGTTTCTATAAATCAGCGCATCGGTGCGCTTATTATCAACCTCTATACCTTTTTGAACAGAAACATTGATATCTTCCTGAAGCTGTGCGGCTTGCTGAAGTGGCCCTATCTGAGCCTTCAAAGCGCTTATCGCAGATAATTGTGCTTTCCTACGAGCGTCATACTCCTGATCATTACTGCTCGTATCATAGCTGTACCCATAGCCTTGGCGCTGCCTTTCTGGAAGCAGTGCCTTTTCTCGCTCAGCCAGCTCTGCCTGCATTTTTCGAAGCATATCATTTGGAGCGTCAGGGCGACCGATATTCAGAAGTTCGTCCCACATCCCCTTGAGAGCTTTACTGACGCTACCAGCAGCCCTCTCGATTAACCCCATATTGTCGAGGATTTGCTGACTTCGCTTCTGCTCAGCCTGGCTGTAGGCTTTGGCTGCCGCTTCCGCTGCGTCCTCTTTTTCACCGCGACGCTCCAGTGACGATATATAGTCGTATTGCGAAGATGTCAGAAAGTGAAGGGTCGAATTAAGATCTTCTGCTGCCTTGGTTGGGCTGGCATATAGTTTTTGGAAGTTCTTAATAGTGGTATCTACAGACTGGCCAGTGGCCTCCTGCATAGCCAACGCCGCTCTTGTGACTGTTTCGAGTTGTTCGGTTTTAAACGTACCGGCCCCAACCACCTCTGCGAGCGTACGAGCAGCTGCGGCAACTTTACCGCTTGAACCACCAATTTTTTGGGCCAGGTCTGTCAGTTGGCTCGCCGATTTAGCAGAATAATTTCCGGTTAATATGAGCTGCTTATTAAACTCCCCGGCTTCTTGGCTGCCTTTGTACCAAGCTACAGCTATTGCCCCAAGGCCAACCACTAAGCCGCCAATCCCTACTGTCACCGGATTAATGAAACCAATCAGGGTGCGTAAATAATCGCCTACACCAGTCAGCGCGCCCTTGACTCCACCGAACTGGTCTTTAATCTGCCCACCCTGTTGCAGCAGGATCAGGAACGGCGACTGACCGCCAGCCAGCTGCGTGGCGATATCGGTGAATTGCGCCGGAAGCGTGCGCATTGCTGCGCTGTACTGACCAACGGAGATTCCAGCGCGCCGGGCAGCAGCTTCCTGCCGGGATAGCGCCTCTGGCAGTACGTCAGCGACACCAGAGAGGCGCTCACGCGTCTGGTTAAGGATTGTGTTGAAGTGCTCGAACTGAGCACCTTTAATGCGCCCAGCTTCGAAATGGGCCACCAGCTGTGCGTGCTGTTCATCCAACGAATTGAACGCGCGGATAGTCGGGTCGATGGCCCCAAGAAGGTTCTTTAACGCTGCGGACTGCTTCTCTGCCGCCTGGGTAGCGGCTAATTCGGCCTGAGCACGCGCCGCGGCTTCTCCGGTGTCGGTCAGCTTGAGGCGGGTGTCATCCAGGATTTTGTTGTAAGCCTGAAAGGTATCGGTATCCAGGAAACCTTTGGCCTGGAATTTCCGCAGCGATTCTTGCTGCTCATCCAGGCGGTTTAAGGCCTTGGTAACCGGGTCGATATTCTCCAGCAGCCCTTTGAGCGCGTTCTGCTGCTCCTTGAGTCCTTCGCTGCCTTGCTTCGCAGATTCAGCGCCAGCGCGAAACACGCTATTCAGATCATCTGCTTTATCTACAGCACCGGCCGCCGCCTGGCCGAGTTTATCCAGTTCGTTGCTGGCTGTTTTCAGGTCAGAAACATCGGCCCGCAAAGTAATCGAGGCGATCTGGTCTGTCATTATTTCGTCTCCTTATGCATTACCTTGAGAGCCTCGCTTTCCATAATTTGAAGGTCAGCCATGCAGGCCGCCGCATCCTCAACCCCGTGTAACTCGAACATCCAGGGGAGAACGTTGTAATCAAGGCCGGTCGCCCCGCTCGCGCCGACTCGCCACTGGGTCGCCAGGGAAGAGAAGATGGTGAAGGACCTCCACACCGAGGGCAGGATCCCCACCTCTTCCTCCACGTCCTCAGGCGTCAAACCAAAAGCGCTCAGCTCCGCGAGCGTCGGTCCCGGCGTATACAATGCTGCGGCGACCTGCCTCAGTTTTTTTCGCGGATACCCATCAGCTCTTTGGTGTATGCCAGACCGATGCTGTCGAACGCGCGTGGATAGTTCCGCAGAAGGACAATAACGTTTTCGCGGTTGAACACATCGGGAAGAGCCCATCCTTCGACAATTTCCATGAGATAGTCGGCCTGCGGCTCGATAACAGCCTTTTTACCTTCCGCAGCCTTTTGCATCTTCGCATCCATGGAACGCAGCTCTTCAAGCGTTTTATGGCGGAAAGTGAACGTCAGCTTGCCGTCTTCGGCACCAGCGCGTGGAATGCTCGCGGTTACAGAAAAAGTTGGGTTGGGGATCAGAGAAAATTTGGTCATTTCGGTTCCTTAGAAAAGAAAAACCCGCCGTAGCGGGTTGAATATTCGTGTGCGTGATGGGGGGGTTATCGTTTGAACAGCAGACCGCCTGGCTTGAGCGCATTGCGGAGAGCATCGTTCACAGCTTCGTGCATCGCCTGTTGCAGGCCAACTACTGAAGCTGTCTGCGCATCAATCTTTGCCTGGAGGGATGCGAACAAATCGCTTTCACGCACGGCATCAATGACGGCCTGCTTCATTTCATCGCCAAGCCTAATCTTCGTCTTCGCGCTTGTTGCGACGGCGTTCTCGATGATGGATGAAGCGGCTTCATGCACCGTATAACGATCAGCCATAAACTCAATGTTGCTCTGACCATGTTCAACACCGAGGGGCATGCCAGCTTCGTGCGGCTTGCCTTTGCCGGCGACGTTTAATTTAACGCTGTAGTTTTGAGACACTACGCCATCACCAATCAGCGCTTCGTGGATGTAAGCCTTGCCGGTTTTATCGACAAACCAGCCACCTTTAAGGCCATGAAGTGCGCAGCTGTTACGGATCTCTTCGTCCAGCGCCTCAATAATCTCTTCGGTATCGACAGAAGAAACCCCTTCGACCCAGTCACCGGCTCGCCAATCTCGTGCTGAGCCATCCTCTGCAATTGGACGCAGGCGCACCTGCACTCGCTCACCAGTTTTGAGCCCGGAAATAAGGTATCCGGTAGTTGGCCAGTAGAGGCGTTCTTTCACAAGTCGGCCATCTTCATGAAGGCATTGCAGTTCTAGCACCGCGCAGCCACCCGGCCATTTCCATTCGACGTCCACACCAAAAGGTTTGGGAGTGGTTTTTACGTAAGGGACGATTGAAGGTTCTGACATTTTAATTTTCCTTTTAGACGTGAGCCTGTCGCACGGCAAAGCCGCCGAAAGTTAACGGTTTGCCCAGGCTCACAGCTGAAAGACTTTCTTTGATGTGCGCGTGCGATGCGCATAAAAAAGCCCGGCGTACCGGGCCAGATTGGTTAGTTGACCGTGACAGTGCACGCAGCCGAAGTGATGGTTTTGCCCGCGGCGTCGGTGACTTCACAGGTGTAAACGCCAGCATCACCGGATGCGACAGACGAAATGTTGAACGTCGATGCGGTTTTGCCCGGAATAGCGGTGCTGCCTTTCTTCCAAACGTAGGTGTAAGGTGCTGAGCCGCCCTTCATTACCACCGCCAGATCCAGCGCTGTACCTGTGGCAACCGATTTGGTGGCCGGCAGGTCGGTCAGGAACGCCAGCGGCGTCACGGATGAATCGGCGATCGGGTAAATCTGCATGTCCGATTCGAAGTTCATGCGCGCCTCGTTACTTTCCACGGCGTTGATTTCCGTGCGCGGTACGCGCTGGAACGATACTTTGGCTGAGTAGAAACGATCGGCTTTGCCGCGTGGGTTATGGAACCAGACCGCAGTTGTGTCGCTGGAGTCATCCAGGTCAATGAGGCGTTTGTAGATCGCCAGTTGAGGGTCATGCGCAAAGGTGTAAACCTGAACCACCGCGTTTTTAAACGTTGGGATGGTGCGCGCTTTGTCATCTTCCAGGAACTGCACGCTGATGGTCTGCTGATCACCACCTTCAGTTGATAATGTCATCACCTGAGGCATGGTGATCCATGAGTCGATTTTACGCAGCGTGCCCGCGCCAGTGCCTGCCGGGAATTTGGTGGTATCGGTAGTGTCGAATGCTTCCAGCACGATTTTATTACTTGTCACCGATTTGACGCGCAGCACCATGTTATCGAGCTTTAACCAGCCGGAACTCACCTGAACTACGTCACCGGCAAGAATGCCGGAGGCCGATGCAACGGTCAGTTCGCATTCCGTCGCGTTAGAGGCAGCGGTAAAGGTGATTGGGGCTTGATAGGCCTTGGCCACGTTCACACGCGAGCCGTTAGGGATTGCGAATGCCATAGCACTCTCCTGAATTTAGGTAATAAAAAACCCGCCATCTGGCGGGTCAGTAGTCAGCGCGGTACTGCATGCTGACGGGAATGGTGTAGGTTATGGAGCCACTGGACCCGTTGGGCGCCGAGGTTGGCCGGTCCTGGATGGGTTGTCTCACCTGCGGCGGCCCGTTGATGTAAACCGTCAAATCACCGTCCACCAGCGGCAGTCCCTCAGGGAATGCATCTGCCACCGACTGGGCCAGCCCTCTCGCCTGGCTCACGCCTGAGCCTGCGGGAGTAATGATGTTTACCTGCAAGATCCCCTGATAGGTACGCATCACACCTTCTATGTCCTGACCTACAGTTTGTGCAGGTAAAACATAAACACGGGCGTATGGCGCATCCGGTGGATCTAATACGATATTCGGCCAGGCGATCGGCAAGCCGAGAGAAGCCGAGATTATGGCTACCCGGCTCTCCAGCAGGTCAGCTATTCGCATGGACTGATCACCGACCATTGCGCACCTCGCTCATTGCCTCACGGAACAGCTGCGCCGCGTCGATAGCTGTAATGCCCACCATCCCGCCCGGCGCCTGGGTGGAATGACCGTTTTCCAGCGCTGCCGCATATGGCAGGTTATTGGTGAAGTAAATCGAGCTGACCTGGCCCACTCTGAATACCTCAAGCACCGCCATGCCACGGGAATTTGAGCCCTGGCCGGAAGCATCTGGTGTATCGTTTGACTGAGTCGGCTGGCTGTCGAAACCCACATACCAGTTGTTCTTGAACCGACCACCGACATAACCCTCAGGCTTTTTGATGTCCATCGAGTCGTTTACGCGCAGGCCGCGTCTAAGCCGTCCCGATTTGGTCAGGTTGGCCGGATCATCACGCAGGGCCGCGTTGTGCTCACGAACGGCGGTGTTGTAGGCTGATGCCGTCTGATTCACCTCCCATGTGTCTGGTTTACCAACCGGAGACATTTCAATGAGGCGACCAAGGATTTTAATACCCGTCCGGCGCACCACCTCATCCATCTCCTGTTTTGAGCTATCCACGAACAACTGAATAGCAGCCAGGAACGGCTGATTTGCAGAACTAGTCATAATCAGGTCCTCAGCTGGATGTTGTAGGAGATCAGCACGTCTGCGGGCTTAACCGGATTCGGCTGAACTACGCGCCACTTTTTGCCGTCGATATCAATGAGGTCGCCAATGCGCACTTCCGTTTCAAACGTGGCCGCCAGTTTCTTATCGCCCGTAGCAATCAGTGAACCGTCGATTTCGCGAGCAGAATACTCAGTGATCACGCCTGTGACAGTGGCAGTAACAGCAGGGGTAACAACTTCTTTCCCGTACTGATCGCGTGTGGTGGTTCCGCCGCGTGTCAGTTGGTAGGCTTTGCCGTTCTCAGTCAGCAGCCGCGTTGCCGTGGCGCGCATGCGGCGATAGTCGATTGCCATGCTACCCCCTTTCGATCCGGACCTGGTAGCCGCCCACCACAAGCCCGCGCAGCGAGGAATAGAACCAGGGGAATGATGGAGTGGCCTTATTCGTTCCCGGCTCGTACTGCACAGAGACGGCCCCCTGTACGCTCTCAGCTATGACCGCGCCGCCACCGGAGACCGACGGCGTGAGGTCAATCTCCTGCGACTCGATAGCCAGGCGGCATTGGGCATCAATCAGGCGCTGTGGAATAGCATCATTCGGCAGGTCCACACCATCGAAGCGTACGCCGGAGCGCGGCCAGGATAGAGGCTGAGATGCGCTGGAGCGCTGACCACGCCAGGACCTTCCTTCCAGAAAGTCCATCGACTGCATCAGCATCTGGCTACACTCGCCATCTTCGGCAGGAATGGTGTATCCGCGCGCGGCGGCAAAGACCCGCAGGTCGGACACGCTGGCGTAGCTGTTAAAGTCCGGCGAATGGGGATCGGCAACCAGCATGGTTATTCCTCCAGACGCCAGTCCAGCGCCAGCCAGTTATCCACTTCAGCAGGGTGAACATCAGCGCGCAGCGGACCGCCGGGGAACTCTGGGATATCACGCACCATGACCACCAGCTCAATACTTGGCTGTTCCTGCTGCTGTTCCTGCTGCTGTTCCTGCTGCTGTTCCTGCTGGGCAGGGTTATTATCAGCAGCCTGCTGAGCTGCAAGCTTTTCCGCGTCACGCTGAGCGCGCTGTTCTCTGGTTAATCCGGCCATTGGGCCTCCTGAAAAACAAAGGGGCCTAAGCCCCCTGGGTTAACCCATGATGATGGTGGAATGTTCAGGCTGAACGGAGGCCACACCCCACGCCACACCAACCTCGTAACGCACCTGACGGTACTGGCGGTACAGCGCGATCTGGAAGGTAATACCAGATACCGGATCGGTTACGTTCATCACGTCGTCAGCGGTATCGCCGCCTTTTGGCATGGCCGGGGTACGGCAAGCCAGCAGGAATGCGTTACGGTCAAAGGCAACGTTTGGCACGAACTCGCTCAGCACAGTGACAGTTGCCTGATCTGCCAGATCCTGACGCAGGCCAGGTGCGCCGATGGTGATAGTTGAAGAGGTTGCCGCTACAACCATGTACTGGTTGTCATCACCATCGAACTTCACTGCGGTCCCGGCAGCAATACCGCCAGTGCCAGCAGAGATAGCAATAATGATGTCGCCCTCTTTCTTCTCGCCATTGACCTTATAGCCCGCCGCCGTGCTTTTCGCGGTGCGCTTGATGTTGGCGGATTCGTGCAGGTTAAAGCCCATCACACGACCAATGATGCCTTCACGCAGCAGCTGATCGGTACCGGCTTCGTTCGCTTTGAACAGTACGGACTGTTTACCACGGATTGACGCCATCGCTTCGCCGCCCAGTACCATGCGCAGGTCAGTGGTTGGTGCGCCGTTATCAGTCAGCACCTGCCGAGCGTTCGCCGCATCAGACAGGTCGTCTTTGACACTGAACGGTGTATCTTTTGGAGCACCAACAGCGCGGGAAGACTTATAAGCCAGCGATGCCAGGTCAGCATCCATTTCGTTGCTCAGTGCGCGGAACGCCTGAGAAAACTGGTCAGCCAGGACAATGTCATAAGTGCCTGATGGCCCGATGGCAAGCTGCTCTTCACCATTCCATTTGACCGGGGCCATTTTGGATTTGGTGATTTTCACGTCCACGGTACCAATGTTCTGATCACCGTCGTTTGGCGCGGTTGCCGCCGGAGTGATATCAACGGTGGTGGTTTTTGGTGCTACCGGTGCGGTCACGGTTTGGTCTTTGGCCGCGGCATCGGCTTTAGCGTTACGGGCCACCGCCGGGATAAAGCCCACCTGCTCACGGGATACGCGGTTCAGTGCCGTGTAGATGGTCGGGATCAGGCCAGTCAAAGTGTTGGACATTTATTTTTCCTTTCGATTAATCAACGATGCTCGTGCCGCCGCCAATCGCAGCCTGTTGTTCAGCTGGTGGCAGGGCGTCAAAAGCAGCGCGTTTCATGGTTTTCTGCCCGGCCTGATGCTGCGACTGGTGAGAACCACCGCCGCTGTTGCCGGACGCTTTGAGGATGTAGTCTTTCTGCGGGTGCGACTCGACCAGAGATTCCAGCGCTTCATCGAAGCTGGCCAGCTCGCCGGGCTTGGTGCGAGAGAACACCTTATTGCCCTGGCCGTCGTAAGCCACAACCTTGCCGTCTTCGATTTTGAAGTTCTGCCCGAAGTACGAACGCACGAACTCACTCGGGATCGCCATCTTCTCGGAGATGAATTTGGAGCCACCGAAGCGCCCACCAATCATCTCGTCGTACAGTTGGCTTTCCAGTTGCTGATTTTTTCCGTTCACTTCGTCGAGCTGCTGCTGGAAGACCTTAGTGATCTCCGCCTTTACCTGGTCAACAGCGCCAGCATCGATCAGTTTTTTCTGGTCGATTTTGGTCATCATCTCCAGGGCTTCGAGCGCCTTGGCCGGGTCGCTGATGCCAGAGAATTTCGCGAGGTTGGCTTCCGCCGCTTCCTTCGCTTCACGGTGAGTTTTCGCCTCGCCATTCAGGGAGGTGATTTTGGTCATCGCTGCGACCGCATCAAACGGGATCTCTTTGCCATCATCATGGATGTACACAGGCATACCGTTTTCAACGACCACATTTCCGTTAGCATCAAGTTTCAGTTTCATTATTTTTGCTCCAGCCTTCCGGCCATACGTAATGGGTCATCCGACCCGGGCACCGCGTCGCATCCGCTCAGCGGCAGGCATAAAAAAAGCTGCCCGGAGGCAGCCTGTTAGATAAATTCGATGGTTATGTAACCGCGCAGCTTGCGGGAGTAAATTTCACCCCGCTTTCGCTTGTGGATCCGTAACGGGTGTGGATGAATACAGGCGATACCACGTTTGACATCAGCCCATACACAGCTCTTTATCTCATTGCCATTAACGAACACCCTTCGCCTTCCACGACCATCTCCAACGTAGTGAAAATCTTCGTTACGCATACCCTATTCCTCAAACGCCGACGCATCCACGCGGCGCAGTTCGTCCAGGGTCAGAAACTCCCCGGCATCATTGAACATCTCAGGCACGGTGATTTTGCCGTCACGCAGCATCCGCGCGCGAGTAACGCCCAGCACCTGCTCCTGCCGTGCGTACGGTTGCCTGACGAGCCATTCGGCATAGCTGGTATGCGATGGCACCTGTCCATCCATCGAAGCGCGTGTGGCGCTGCTCAGTTCGCCAGAGGCTATCTGCAATTCCTCCCACGATTTAGTGATCAGAATTTCGCATGAGCGACAGCAGAAATGAATTTTGCCGGGCCCGCGCAGATATGGGATTGCATGGCCCAGCGGCTTACCATCGAGCGAATAGAGTTTGCGATCTCGGATGATGCACCACTGGCTGGTATGGGTGTCCAGCGTCGAAGACCACTGCTTGGCCTTTACGATATCGCTGTTGGCCAGTGCAAATTCCTGGCGCGCTGTAGCGGCCACATGGTTCACCGCCGTGCGGGTTACTACTGCAAGGTCACGACGTGAAACATTTATAACCCCGTCCTGGCGGTGGAGTTGCGGCGTGCCGGCGACCCGCTTCACAATCTGCTCGACGGTTTCACCCTGAAGAAATCCGGTGCGCACGGCACTGGTAATTTTTTCCAGCCGATCCGATTCGAGTTTCTTGCCCCACTCTTTCAGCAATCTCCCCTGAAAAGGTTGCGCCACCGCAGCAGCATAGACCTGTTCCGGGACAATGCTTTGCAGCGGGACACGCTTAAGCACCTGTCCTGGAATGAGGCTGCTTAACAGGTCAAACTGATACCCGGTCTCATAATCAGCGTAACGCATCAGTTCGCGCATCAGAGTAGCATTGACCGGTTCGTAGGCCTGCTGGTTTAGCTCCCGCACACCAGCCAGTAGCGATGCAAGGCGACGCGCGCTGTAGGTGTCAGCGCGCTTACCCTCCAGCAGTACAAGCAGTCGGGCAGCCAGTTCAGCATCCATCCTGTTAAGCAGCGTCACCATTCGTCGGGCAACGCCCGTACCGTAGCGCGTCACGTAAAGTCCGTGAGCTATGGTCTCGTCCTGCAACCTGTCGTTTACCGAACGAGCCATATCACACCTCGCCAGGTGGCGGTTCAGTTAAAGATGCTGACTCAGCAAGCAACTCGCTCAGAACCACATCGGGATCCGCGTCGGCATCAATCAGGTTGAGTTTTTGCAGGGCTTTGATTGCATCGATACGGCGAAGGTCACCGCCCTGGCGCAGCGACTGAATGGCCATCGCCGCTGGTGGATTAAACTCTTTCGACTCGACATCCAGCTCGGTGCGTACGTCAACGTTGCCGCCTTCCGCTTCCCCGATGTACTCAGCCATAATTTGCAGGATATTGTCGATCGCATCTTCGAGACTTGTCGCCATGGTATAGAGCGGTGACTGCTCCTGCATTTTCTCTTCTGAGGTCTGGTCTACCGATTTGGTAGAGGTGTTTTCGGTGCGCAGCAGCTTCGCACCCGCCTGTCGCATCTGCTCCACCAACTCTGCCAGCGACTCTTTGCCGGCACCGATGGAAGAACCTGTGTGCTCGACGTATTCCAGACCCTGCCTTTGCCGATCGGAGAATGACGTGGCAGAGGATGAGCCAATCACAAGTTCTTGCCCCTCTTCCAGCCCGAACACCGTGAGCAACGGCACCCGGGCGACATGCAGAATGTTGTCCTGCTCGCTCTGGCTCTGCCAGTGCTTGATATTCAGCAGAGCCATGTTGAGAAGCGGCGGTGAACCACACATAAATCCGGTGCGTTTGGTGTAGAGCGTGACCAGAGTGATATCCTGGCGGGATGTCTGCCACCCATCGAATAGCGCCCAGTTCGCGGCACCGTCAGCATCTTTAGCCTTGCGGTAAATTTCCACCTTTCCGGGTGTCAGGTACCGGATTTGCTCGACCTTGGTCTGGCCGAAGTCGTCGCCATCTTCGACCACAACTTCTTTGATACGCAGCGCAGTCAGCACCACTTTGCCGTCCACCATTTTCGACTTCCAGCCAATTACCTGGCGTGGATTGAGCATGGTGACATAGGGGCGCGCGCCGGTAGCTTTCTCTTCAGCTTTGGTTTTCACCTTTTCGGTGTCCACCCTGGGATAATCCACCAGCGCGTGGGAGAGGCCATACTGCATCGCCAGACCGAAGAATGCCTGTGCCCATACGTCCAGGCGCGTCCCTTCAAGGTCGAAGTTTTTCGCATACTCTCGCAGCTGATCCGGCACATTCTCGGCAAGCTTAATGGGCTCGGCGAATACACGCCCGATGTTTTGCTTAATGGTCTCTTCGTAGGCTGGCAGAAGCGTGGCCACGGCCAAACGTTTTTTGTAGTCCTCCCTGTCTTCTTTCGGCCAGCGCGGTAGATATTGCTCGCCCAGCTGTCGCATATAGAGCGTGCCGCCCATCAGGGCATCGTTGATATCCCACGCCTCGACCATGTTCCCATAGTCCAGATTGGGTGTTGAAATGTCAGGCATGGAGTTAGAGCCTCAGATTGGTGACTTTGCCGACTCTCTTCGGCGGTGAATGCAGAACGGCATATCGGGTAGCATCCCAGTCGTGATCTTCCTGTTGGGTATCTACATCGTCGGGGTTTTTACTGTCGCGCACGAGTACCGGCACACGGCTGATCCAGCCACGGCAGTAGTCGAATACGTAAAATGCAGGTTTCTCCGGGATGCCGGATTCCAGTTTCTTACCTTCATTGACAGCTTCGAGCATATCGGCAAACAGAGCGGCGCCGTTAACGCGCGATCCCGGCTTTTTGTTTGCCTCAAGCCATTTAACGCCCTGGGACTCCATCTTCTGCGCAATGGAGAGTTCATCATCGCCTGTATTGTAAATGGCGCTGTCAGCCGGGCCCGGTGTAACCTTCTTGCAGATGCCAGGCATGATGTTCAGTTGCCCCTGCGTCACCCCGTTAAGCTTGATTTCGTCAGGCTCAGCAAGTTCATCGCCCACCAGCCGTTTATCTACCCAGGCAACGCCCTTAGCGACGTTTGTTGATGACATATTCAGGCCTTTGTTCAGCTCGTCCGGTGGGCAGCCGTACCACTCGCCAATAAGAATCAGCGTCCCAGCAGGCGGGCAGAACTGGCGGCCATCAGGCAGTTCTGCGGCGGTTCCGTCGGATCGTGCCCACCAGAGGTTGGAAAACGGTTTCGATTCGCCCCAGTCATGCGAGCGGTCGACCGTCCAGCTATCCGGTATGCGGAACGGCTTAATGACGTGCAGCGATTCATTCCAAAGGTGGTCAAATCGCCCGCCGCTGGTCACATCCCAGGAGCCCTCTACCCACGCTTTGCGTCGGTTAGGGTCTTTGATGGCCATCAGGGTAGCGATGTACTGCGGGTCGAGGTACGGGTTCTCTTTGAACGATCCGTGGATTGCCACGCGGGTCAGCGTGATTTCCTCTTCTCGCTCAGTCTGAGGGTTGAATACCATTTGCCGGTCGCGCTGTACGGTTCCGCGCGGCGCTGGCTCAATGAATCGCTTCTTCACCCAGGTATGCCCGATGCCGAACGGGTTGGTCGTGCTGAACGTCTCCAGCGGGATTGGCCTCAATAACTTGCCATTCTCCAGCGGGTAGTCTTCCGGCCTGAACGATGAGCGGCGGCAGGAGAACATCATTTCGTAGAATTCCGGTGACTGCTGCTTAGTCAGCTCGTTAAAGCCAATGAACGGGAATTCCTGCCCGTGAAAATCCCAGTAGTCGTCCGCCTCTTTGCCGAAGCGGAACAGCAGTTCTTCACCAGTAGGCCACACCCATCGCAATTCGCTCGCAGATGACAGATAGCGCGCGCCGTCGTTGAACAGGCGAAACATACGCTTAGACTGCGTAATGATGTCGGCAAGGTTCTTATATTCGGTGTCGAAGATGACGCCGCGCCAGAACGAGCCATAGCCCACGCCGACATTGCGCCGGAACCTGGCTAACTGCGCGGCGGTTTTACCCGGTCCACGAGTGCCTTCGAACAGAATTTCGTTACACGGGCAGCTCAGCGCCAGAGACTGAGATCCAGGCAGTGGCTTCCATACAGCTTTGTAATTCATCCACCGAGCACCCCGCCCTGTTGTTTCTGCGCTGCCGCTTCCCAGTCATCCACGCTGTCACTGGTTGGGACCAGCATGACGTTATGCGTTACCTCTTTCGTTTCCGCCTTATTCTCGATGCTGTACGCCTCACGCTCGAGGCCGATCAGCGTCTTCAGGCTGTCACTCAGGTCTTTCATGGATTTAACACGGGAAGGCAGGCTGATTATTTTGTGGTACAGATCGTTGAGCTTATCCATACCCTTGTCGTCTGGAGATCGCATCAGGTCACCGAGCATCTCAAGCGCGGTCACATCGCCACACTCACCGGCCAACTCATCGAATAGCATGTTTGTCAGTTCGCGAGCCCGTCGGATGTCTCCCCTGTGCTCCATGCGTACCGTGGCAATCACCTCGGCAGTCGCCTCTATCAGTACGCGTTCGGTCAAAGTGCTTTCGTTGCGTACCTGTTTGCGTACCTCCTGTTTGCGTACCAGATCGTCAGCCTTTTGCTGAATCTTCGCATTGAGGTCACGCGACCAGTCGTCACGCTTGGCACGCTTACGGATAGCGCCTTCGCTGATGCCGTGTTGTGATGCTATTTCTCGGAGGGACATCACTCCGGCCCGGTACGCCGTCTCGATGGCCTCCCAGTCCGGTTTGCTCATTCGTTACTCCGTTATCGTTTTACGGGCTCTAACTTCACATTCTGGCTAATGCCATACTTAACGATGAAGTTGCCCACCTTTTGGTAATCAGGCTCGCAACGCATCATTAAGCAGAGCAGTGTCAGCGTCTTGATGTAAACGGGAAGCCACCACCTGCTTTTGATTTCAACTGACAGTCTGCTCATCGCCATTGGTGTCTTCCTCTGTCGGTACAGGCGTGAACTCCACTCGCTTCACATCAGCAGGAGCGAAATACAGCCACTGGCCCGTCTCCGTCGCCAGCGGCACAAAGCCGTTAACCAGCTCAGGCTGACGTCGTGACATCTTGCCGGTGAAGGTTTCGCCTGTTTGGGTGGTTAACGTGATTTGGTAGATGTCTGACATGATTACCTCTTTGCCTTGTCGCAGCTGTTGCCCTGCTTCTCAGAAGTGCTTAGCCACTTACGGCTTACCCGTCAGCAAGATGTGATCACCATCCTTGCGGGGTTACACAGATCATTATCGAAGCCCCTCAGTGAAGAGCTTCTGTAATGCCGCGATCAGCCAATAAGTAATTCCGGCTGCGTTACCTGCATGATGTGCTCATGCTCGAGCTCCAGGACGCGTTTCTCTTTCTTACGTTCGTTCATCAAACGGCTTCCGATCGTGCCTTTCAGCTTTGAGCGCGTTTCTTTGATGGCGTAGCGGTGCTGCATTTCTTCACCCATCGCCATGCGTCGGTTTAGCTGCTCGGCCATCCAGTTAAAGGCATTGATATAACACTCCTTTACTGCGGCAGCTGTTTTGCCAGTGAACCCCATCACGAGCATCATGCATCCGTCGCGGGTGATGTTATACATAGGCTGAACATCGCCATTTTTATCAATGAAATCAATGGGCGCAAAATTGCGCTGGGTGAAGTCATCGGAGCATTTCAGGTTACGTATGGCACGCAAAACGTCTTTGTGTCGCTTGCCAAAGTAATCCGCCACCTTGAGTGATGTGGTGATTATCTTGTTGTCGAGGGTCGTGACCATTTCGCGGAAGTCGAAGGCCGGAATAACTGACGGATTATTCATAGCGTCTTTACCTTTTAGAAAGTGAGCCTGTCTCACAGAAAAGCCGCCCGAGAGAGGTCGCCACCTATAACGGCATTTCTCAGGCTCGCTTACTGAAAGGCTCTCGTTGATGTGCGCGTGAGATGCGCATAAAAAAGCCCCGCTATTGCGAGGCTCTTGATGATTCGATTTTCCTGATTGCTGCCTTATCCAGATTGCACTGCCCCAGCGCCGTATAGAGCTGAGTGTTTAACTCCAGACTTGCCTGCCAAGTGAACGGAACCACCATTCCGGGGATCGGCGTGTCTGCGGTCAGGTCAGCGCTTATCGGCACCACCGGGGCCGGTACGTAAACTGTCTGCGTATTCCCGCAGGCTGTCAGCAGCGGAAGAAGGAACAAGCTGGTTAGCGCACGGATCGCCTTCAAGCGCCTGCCTGGTGTAGACAATGCGCGTTTCGCCTTTATGAGCCAGTTCGTTCTTTGCATTCTGGGTAGCCTGTGAGATGTCACGGATGAGGTTCATCGTGGTGATCACGTTATTGGTGATCGCCTCTGATCTGTCTACCCTGACCGTTGCTTTATCGCGCTGGTCCTTGTAGGTGATGGCGTTGTCGCGGTAGTGGTTCACGAAGAAAGCCAGTAAGCCAATTACGGCCACCACAAGAAAATGCAGCCAGTAACGCTTTACCAGTGCGCCAATCATGACAGGAACAGAGCCCGCTCTGCCTCCCGACGACGGGTGAGCCCATTCAGGACTTTACCGCCAGCTTTATTCCAGCGCAGGAACTCATCGGCTGCGCCAGCGTAATCACCGGCGTTGAGTTTTCGCAGAAGAGTCGATGTCGACAGTGAACGGGCTCCGAGGTTATACGTGAACGACACCAGAGCATCGAACTGCCCTTGAGTCAGCCCCACCTTAACCAGGCGAGACACGTCGCATTCGTAGCTGACCAGTCCAGTTTTCAGCAGGCGTTCTGCCGTTTCCTGCTTAATCGTCATCCCGGCGCGGATTGGTTTTCCGTCGACAGGATGAGTCCAGCCATAGCCGATCGTCCAGACGCCGACGCTGTCCTGGTAGGCGGTGAGTTTGCAGCCTTCGAACTCTTTGATCAGGGCAATGCCCTTTTCGCTGGTTTGCATGGACTACTCCGTTATAACGACCTTCGCCAGGTTCCCACGTGCCAGCCAAACCGCCATGCAGATGACGGAGTTAAGCAGCAGATCGCCGAGGTTAACCTGTACGTAATGGCCGAGCAGAATGTTGAAGGCGTTGAATCCGGCGGCAAGGATGACCAGATAGGCCAGCACCGCGACACTAAGGCGATGACGCTTTCCCTCTTTCCGGAAAAACATCAGCCTGACCATGATTAGCAGGCAAACTATGGCGTTTGCATCCATCAGAAGAAGCTGCCATGTCATTTATCTTCCTCCCCCAGCCCCGGCATCTTCCCGCTTTTGGATTTGCGGAGAATACGCAGCAGGACTGCCACGGAAATGGAAGCAGTGACAATTGCACCGACAGCTGGCGATACCTCAATGCTGGCCGGTGGCTTCATCAGGCTTAACGGCGTGTTGATGATTCCGGCCATGATTTTTGCCATGGGCACGGAGAAGAACACGCCACTGATAAACGATATCAGCGCAAAGATAGCCTGCTTCCAGAGTTGATGGGGATCTGAGGTCAGAACGTATAGCGCAGTTCCGGCGAGTGATCCGAGCATCACTGCTGGAGTCGCCTCCGGAAACAGCGTGGCAAAGGTTACACCGACTGATGACGATGTAAGACCAACGCCTACGATAGTGAAGGTCTCAGACATATTTATTCCGTGTGTAGTTGGTTCAGGCCCTCGGGACGATTTAACAAGAAGGCATGTCGAGGATGGTTCCCGGGGCCTGAAAATAAAAAAGCCAGCGACAGGCTGGCAATGTGAGGGTAAGGCAATGTCGGCTCTCTGGCCGAAGGGTCCCAGGTAGTGGGTTTGGGTGTGGTGACCGGTGCTGCTATCCGGCATTCATGGCTATCGCTTTACGACGCCATCAGGACATTCACCACAACGGGGATCGCTTTGCCGCGCCAGGGAAATGTACCTGGTCTCACCGGGATGCCGTCACATACTCAAAGCGATTTCCGTTGTGCAGAAATGAAAAACCCCGGCAATAGTCGGGGCTTGGGTTATTCAATTTTAGTTTCCAAATGGATTTACTTTTAAACCCAACGCTTCCTGCTGACGCCAATGGAGCCACTCAGGTTCGCCCACCTCAGCCTCTTCGGCTGTGCTATACGTCCTTAAATAGGAATACTCATTCATTGCGATACTTACGCCAGTATCAGGAAAAAGACCATGGCGGTAGATAATTCCATCACGACTAAAACTTGAGATGCGGATGTCCCGCACAACGGTTTTTATCCCATCATTTGAATTATGGCGAGCTTTAATAAAACGTTTTGTTTCTGAGTTGTGCATAGTTTCACCTTAATATAGACGAACCGCACATCCTGCGCGCATCACCCGATGAGTGACGCCTAATTATAACCTTTCCAATTACCCTCATAAAACAAAAAGCCACCGGCAATAACCAGTGGCTTTGAATTTGGTTGGTGGCTTCATCTCAAGGCGTCTTTCGACCCGATGTGCGATGTTTACTTGCTTCCTCACCACCACAACGAAGGCATTAACCCATCGTTAGAATCGAGATTAACCAAAAATCGCCACTTTGTAAATAGATTTCCTACAGAAAGTTAATCCTGTAGGAAATATTTCTCATTGCGTAACTTTTTTGAGCATGCTGTTGGCATATTCCTCCTGCTTGAGGCACTCGCCAACCAGGCTTTCGAAGAAGTCTTTGTAGGATCGGCGCCATGTCGTCTCCGGTATTTCGATAACGTTTTCACTAATGAATTTGCGGACGCTTTCTGGAAGCAGACGCGAATAACCACGACCATTGCAGCGTGAACATGTTTTGTGGGCCGGTACGCCACCTTGCTGACGTGTCTTCTCTTCGTCCAGTACGACACCCTTCCCATTGCAGCGGCATGCGTTGCTGACCACGCCCTTCCCTTTGCATTTTTGGCAAAGAACATTCACCGTCTCCCGCTTCTCTTTCAGGTGCGGTCTTCCAATGTGCTTCATGGTCATGACCTCTACTTCAACGAAGCGATCACCATTGCAGCAGTCGCACGTGCGGGTGCTGGCAGCGCTGCGGGAGTAGTCCTCGAAGGCAAAGGTTGCGAGCAGTTGCATGACCTTCGGCTTAACATCAGATTCAAGTTTGCGTAGGGCGGCCACCTTGTCGCAGTTCTTCAGCGCGTACTGAGTAAGCAGATCAACCGCCTTATCACGGTCAAGGGAACTTATACCCATTTTCCCCAGGAAAGCGCTGTATCCCATCGATGCTCGTTCCTGAGTCATCCCCATGGCTGCCATTACGTCCGTACCAGTCAGAGAGTCAGACGCAGTAGCGCGAGGAGAATCACTGATCATGGTTGATTTTGCGAAGTGGAACTTCAGCGTGTTCTCAAGGTTCATTATGCGGCTTCCTTCTGTGGCTGGTTGGTCTGAGTCTGGCTGTGCTTTGCTACTGGCGGCAGGTTGGCGCGCTTAACGCTTTCGGCCTGGTATCTGGCTATCTGCTCTCTGGTCATGATGGCCTCCGATTCCACGCACGAATCGCATCTCGTTTTGTTGGATATGTGTCTGTTATTGGCTTAATCAGGCACTGCTTGGTAGCGCATCCGGCATAAACACCATCGCCATCGGCGACCAGTTCTGCCTCACCACCACAGAATGGGCAGTTAAGCAGTGAAGCCCAATGCGGAAGCTTGAGGTCGTAAATCATGCTGACTCCCGCTGTTTAAGTGCTTTGAGCTTGGCGCGGTACTCATCGCGGATCCGGATGAAGTCTTCCCGGCGGTAGTTGGTCATTTCGTGGGGGCCATTGAGCCAGTCGACGTAATCCTGCCCGTAACGAGCGACCAGGCCAGCTTCGTATTGCTGCGCGACCGTCGCCTCTTTGGCGGTGTACTTTCCGGCTCCGGCATTACACGACTTGCACTGCTTATGGGCGTTGCGCTCTTCAAAGCGCAGTTCAGGGTTAGCACCGACTGTTTTGAAGTGGCCGCAGTCCCACTGGCCGCCATGCAGATCGGGAGGATTAGTCTCACCACAGCTGATGCATGGCAAATCGGCATCGCGCGCACGGATGAAGGCGTTGAAAGCTTGCTGAGCCTGGGCTTTGTAGTAACCGTTAGGCCTGAGTTCTGCCAATCGCGCTTTACGGCGCTGGCGGCCTGCCTTCTCTTCGGTGCGCTGACGCTGCGCTTCCTTCTGCTGAGCGGCTTCGCGGGCTTTTGAGGTCTGTTCTTTGCCGATTGCGCTGGCGCACTCGAATGAGCAAACTACCTGCCCGTCACGGACCGGATGGAACCACTGGCGACAAGCTTTATGGGCGCATTTGCGGCGGGCTGGCTTCATAATCCAACCTCCAACCAGTGTTTTGCTAATCGATACGCAAGAGACGCTCTTTTCGGATTATCAAATGTGCCCAGGTGTTTCGATCTGCCATCAATCTTTATTCCTGCACACCAGCGACTCATATCTTTGTGGTAAAAAACCCCGACAAAGCCAGAGGTGTTATTTGTACAATTCCCTTTGTTCGATCTGGCTGATACGTCACGAAGATTTTCAATGCGGTTGTCATTTCTTACATGATTTATGTGGTCAACCTCCTTGCTTGGCCACACGCCATGGATGTAGAACCACGCCAGCCTATGTTCCGGATACCATTTGTTATTAATGCGTATCTTTCTGTATCCACCACCATTAATTCCGCCAGCGCGCTGCCCAGCCTTCACTGTCGCTCTATTGACCTTCCAGGTAAAAACTCCAGTTTCAGGGTCATAGTGGAGGATGTTTTTAAGCTCATGCAGCTTAATCATTTGAACGCCCTCCGTGCCGCGAGACGCAGCCATTTCTGATCTACCAGGCGGGCGGTGTAGTCCTTCAGTGTCGGGATGTCGGAAGGTTTAAGCGCAGGCTTACGTTTGCGGCGCGCCGGAACGCGGAAGATTTCGTTTGTGATGACGCGTGCGAGAGGATTAGCCACGGGAAGCCCTCCACTCTTGCGCCCAGGCGATGCGCTTACTGGATGCTTCTGAGAACTTCACACCGCGGTCGGTACCGAACCAGTAAATCGCCTCGATGACGTCGACCATGTAGCGCTTGCTGGATTTGGATGTGCGGACGCCGAAATAAACGCGGCCGCCGTTGATTCCCGGCGCGGATTTCTGTTCTTGGTCCTGAGTCTGATTCACCAGAACGGTGATCAGGTCCTTCCACTCTTCTCGGGTAAGCTTTTCGCCGTGCCAGACAACCTGGTCAGACAGGTCTTTCAGCAGCGGCCACATAAGACGGTTTTGCTTGTCGGTGCGCGTCTCTTCCCGGGCCTCGACGACCATCGGCGCGCGCGGGTTTACCGGCAGAGTGCGGATGAATGCTATGAGGTTGTCTTTAACGGTGTCGTTAACGATGCAGTAGTGCTGTTTCATGCGCCACCTCCGAGAGGTAACGCAGAATGCAGGAAATCGCAGGTGCCGTTAAGCATCTGTGACAGGGTGAGGAGTTCAGATTGTGGTCGCATTTAAGTCCCCTTAAATGCGCAGAAGTCTTACCGTCGGGCGTTCAACTCCGACGGCACTGATATTATGGCTGGTTGATTCTGAATTATCAATGCGAGAAAAAGGCCTCCGAAGAGGCCATGGCTCTCGATATGGGGATTCCCATATCGCTTGTATGGTAGCTATGTCAACTCAGGCAGTTTGAAGCCAGCCATGTCTTCTGCCCGGATGGGAGGTGACAGGCAGTCAGCAAAGACCAGTGAACCATCGAGCAAGATAACGAAACTCCACCCTCTGAACAGGCTGGCGCTACACCAGTCGGCCTTAAGCGGCACATCTGGCATCCTGTCCGGGAAGGTTGGGTAATGCCCTGCAAGCCACTCCATGGCGTCGCAGCGGTTGATGGTGTAATTGTCGTACATCATGCCTCCTGCTGCGGTGCTTCTGGCATTGGTAAGTGAGACCATGATTCTCCAGTAACAACCCTGATAATGGTTCTTTTAGAAACTCCATATCGTTTAGATAGCACTCCGTATGAAACCCCAGACCATCTAAGCGATCTTATTTCCATTATACTTGCATCGTTTAATTTCGAATTAGCCTGCATCTCCCCTTTGTATGCTGGAAGGTGTGACCGATTTCTTAGCCCTGTATTCAAGGCGTGTAGCCTATTTTCATGGGGTGTAACCCACTCAAGATTGCTTAAGGATGGGTTGGATTTATCCCCATCGATATGGTTAACCTCTGGCTTGGCATTTGGATTCGGTATAAACGCCTCTGCTACTAACCTATGCACTCTTGCAACTTCCCTTCGGCCATTTGAGGCATCACTCAACCTGACAACGAGATAGCCTGCCTCGTTTAAAAACGGTTTTAGTTTCTTTCCTTTAAATCGCTGTTTAGAGCCATCTCTCCTCAAAATTACCCTAGGTATGCTTAGTACATCTCCACCATCATTAACCTGGTAGATTCCCTCCCAGCCAACAACTGGTAAGAATTTCATAAATTACTCCTTAGGAGGATTTGGCAGTGGCATCCAGTGCGTGACATGCTCTACTAACAGATTATCGCAATAGAAATTCCAGTACCTGTCATACGCACCAGACCAAACTTCTCCATACTCATTGAATGCCAGGATGGCCTTAAACTGCTCCGGCATCCGCTCACTGCAAGCCACCCAACCATCCGGAATCACCGGAGAGTTGAGAGCATCGCGCTCAGCCAGAATCTTCTCACCGTCAATTGCTATGCCGGAGTTGCGAATGGCATCCACCGCATCGCGCAACTCGCAAGCCGTCGTTACAGATTCAACCATATTGTTGGAGTCACCGGAATGGTCAACCATAGCGAGCTTATCCTCGGTATGGTTGGTTATCGCTTCCTGAAAGCGTTCAAGCTCCACGTACTCCTGACATAACCAACCGCCATCAATAAAATCGCGAGCTTCAACAGCGTCGAACGTGAATGATGTCTCGCTACCAGTTGGCGAGGTTATGCCGTACAGGTCTGCTACCGGCTTAAACAGCGTGCCTGGAATATTTTCAGGAATATTTTGTTGTTGGTTTTGTTGTTGTTCGGCACCCTGAAGCATGGCGGCGCGGCATTCATCTTCGCGCTCACCAAAAATTGCTGACTCCAGGACATCGATAGCCTGCGATGGTGAGTACGCGTATTTATCGAATGACGCCCCCTTGATTCGCTGTGCGAGCTTGAACAGCCGTTTCTCCTGCGCGTGATAAAGCTCACTCAGATGCTGATAACGCTCATCAGGCACAGATACCGGCGCTGGCGGGGCGGTGTATAGCGGTGTGCCATGCTGTAGGTCATTAAAGCCAGGCTTTTTGCTGATACCGCCACTACCTGAACGCTCATCACGTAATGCCACAGGCTCCGCTTCGAGCGATGCCAGCGCGATACGCGCCAGCTCATTCAGGATTGCCACATCAGCGTGACCGAGGGTGTATCCAGCTTTCAAATCGGCAACTGCTTGCACGGCCTGTTTGGTAATAGTGCTCATAGGCTAGTCCTCAGTATCCAGAGTACGCGCGGAGTGATGCTATTCTCGCGGTGATATCATTGATGATTTCCTGCACCACCACTGCGTGCTCATGCTCATCACGCAAGATGTCAAGGGCGCTGTCTATTTCACGGAGCATATCCTGCTGCCATTCAATGTCTTCTGATTCTGGTATTTCGTATTTCATGCTCACTCTCCTTTACCGGCTGCGGAGGCGCGTTCCGCGTCCCACTTCTGCATGTATTCTTCGATATCACTCCATTCCTCACCAGAACCAGCCAGCGCATCAATTACTGACTGGCGTTCACTGTGCTGTTCTTTGCGCTCCAGCTCAGCAATCCGCTTCTCTGAGGCTTCCAGCTCATCAAGCAGCGCCACTGAGCGCAAAGCCAATTTCGCAAGCATGTTTGTGTCCTTCAAGCTCATCAGCCAATGCCCAGGATTGCTTTTGCAATACTCCATATCAGCTAATTTATTGAGCCATTCAATTTTTTCTTGATTTAACGCCTGTTTGTCGATGTTGCTCATTGGGCGGACTCCTGACGGTCTATGCGTTCAATTTCCGCGAGGATTAACGCGCCTGCTTTAACAAGATCGCGGCGCTGGCCGGACTGTTTCCACCACTCCCGCGCCCACGGCCAAAGACCCGGAACAGAAAAGCCCTGGTTATTGGCAAACATCGCATAACACGCCGCCGCTTCTGCCATTTCCCCTTCTGTGTGTTCGTCGTCGTGTTCGGGTGTCCAGCCCTCAACAGATTGCTGGCGTTGACGCTCTGAAATCACTGACTGAACTGCATTGGATAGAGATTTCACACCCTGCGCCCGCACTTCAGCCAAGAAAGCGTCGGTAGCTGGGGTTTCTATGCTCATGTTCAGCGGATAGCCTGCGTCCAGTTCTTCGTGAATGAATTCAGCCAAATTCTTGCGGCTCTCCTTCAGCCCCGCATTCTCCGCAGCCAGAGCCGCGCACTTGGCTTCACCTTCAGCCACGCCAGCCTGGTACGCTTCGAACATGTGCTGCGTCATCTCGTACACAAAGCTTCTGTCGTCTTCCATCGCTGGCGAGCAGCCGTTGTTGTTCTTGGTAAACCACTCGATAAATTTCTGTTTCATACCCCTACCCTCCCACAAACCATCAATACCCTTCTCATCGCCGGACTGTTGCGGCACTCCTGAAATATTCCGTTGGTGCAGCTGAGCGCTGTACCAGCTTGCTCTTCCGGCGTCGCCAGGCGATAAGTCACCGTTCGCCAGACCTTGCTCACCCGGATAATTTTTCGAGACTTTTCCAGATCGAGAGCGTTCTTCGTGATGCAGTTGATGGTCATGCCGCACTCTGTGGCCACATCCTTCGCGGTGAAGGTCCGGTGCGTTTCGAGATAACGCAGAATTGCCTGTTTGCCTTTCATCGTCTTAGCACTCATAGTCAGACTCCTGTTGCATCTGGCCGCTGTAGGTGAAATCTACCGGGTCCAGGCCGGAGTAGCGGCTGCTGAAGTGGTAGGTCTTTTCTGCCCCCGGCGCATGCCGGGACTTCACACAGATGATTTCGGTGATGCCTTTCAGTTCGGTGTTCGGGTTGTATTTCTCATCCCGGTAGATCATGAAAATCACATCGGCTTCCTGCTCGATAACACCGGACTCGCGGAGGTCAGCTGCGACCGGGCGCTTATTAGCACGTTCTTCGACCTTACGGTTAAGCTGAGCCAGTGCGATGACCGGGCAACGCAACTCTTTCGCCAGGTTTTTCAGGCCGGTGGCGATCTCCCCTACGCTGCGGTTCATGTTCTCAGGGTCAGACATGCGCATCTTCTGGAGGTAATCGACAATGACCACACCAAGTCCACCCAGTTTCTTGCTCATTCGCCTGGCTTCCGCTCGCACCTGATGAACGCTGAGGGATGGCTTGTCGTTGATATAGATCGGGGCTTCGATGAAATCCTTCATGCAGTGGCCGACCTTTCCCCAGGCACCATCCATCACGCCGCTCTGCTTGCTGAGTAAATCCTCTTTGCTCACCCGTGCCCGGTGGAACGCGACACGTTCGGAGATCTGATCAACTGGCATTTCCAGGCTGAAGAACAGCACAGGCTTTTTGTTTTTCAGGCCGACAGTCTCGGTCACGGTGGTGCTGAACATGGTTTTCCCCATGCCAGGGCGCCCGCCGACAACGATGAAATCGGTGTTGTTGAACCCGCCAAATGCGCTGTCGATGGTCGCCATGCCAAGCTCGGTTTTGTGCTTCCAGATATCACCGCTGATAATCGACTGGATAGTCTCTAACGACATGTCGATCCCGGTGGTGATGTGTTCGGTTCCATAGTCAGCACTGTGCTCAATACCGGAGATATCAGCCTGAATGTTGCCGATGATGTCAGCGATACCCTCACTGGATGGTTCGGACAGCTTCTGGATCCCTACCTGTAGCGCCAGGGTCATCCGGCGGCCGAGATGCATTTCCCGCAACTTTTCGCAGTACGAGGCAAGGTTCGCGAACGACGGTGTATTTTTGCTGCATTCAGCCAGGTAAGCGAATCCCCCGGCACTTTCCAGCGCGCCAAGCCGTTCAAGGTCGCTGGTCAGTGTCAGCAGGTCTATCTTCGAACCGGATTCGTTGAGTCGCTTATAGGACTTCAGGGCCATTTTATGTGGCGTTGCTGTGAAGTGGTCCTCAGTCAGCCCCTCAATCGCATCGGTAGCCATGTCCACGCCCTCTGCGCGCCCTGCTGCAAGCATGATTCCGCCGATGACGGCCTGTTCAACGTATAAATCGATAAAACGGCTCATGCTTTCACTCCCTTGCGCTCACGGTGCTCGTTGATGGCCTGCTCGTAGACAGATCCCCAGTTCTTCGGATTCAGTATCCAGTCGAGAGTCAGCCATGGCTGATCGCCTCTGGTGCCGAACAGGGAAGACTTGCTAATCAGCTCGAAGGCCATTCCCATGTGCTTCAGTTCTCGCCAGTTGCCCTGGGTGGTTTTGCCGTTCCACACAGCTTCCAGGTCTCGATAGGCCGGACGGCGGCGGTTCCACTCATGCAGTGAAACGGCCTTCGAAGGGAATTTTTCATTCCAGAGCTTGATGATCTCTTCGTGCGGACAGGCTGCCGGGTTGCTTCCATGACCATCTGCCCATACCAGGGCGTCTGACAGGTATCCATCAAAGCGGGTCATACGGCACAGGTTCTCTGGCTTGAAGCTGTGACCCCAGTTCCCATGGGCCCATCGGATAACCAGCTTCAGCTCTTCAGCGGTGTAGCACTGGTCTTTGCTCTTCACTGTGGAGAGAGCTTTCTCAAAAGGTGCCAGCGCAGCACAACGACTACCCGTTAGCTCGTTGAAGTAATCCATCACTTCCTGAGCGAGTGAGTTTTCCCCCTGGGGGGATTTAGGGGGATCTTGTCTTTCTGTATTTTGATTATTGTCTTTTGTGGTTAGCACCTTCTGCTTAGTTCTGTTAGCAACTTCCGCTAAGGTTTTCTTAGCAGGTTTAGCTAATGTTTTGCAGAATCCGTTAACCTTCGTTTTCCACTCGGAAACATTGGTATTCATGCCCACTTTGCGGCCTTCCTGAATGAATACCTTCTTGCCGATCAGCAGGTTTTTGGCAGTAGAGCAATGCGTGTGGTGCTTACCAACCATCTGCTCAAGTTGCTCGTTGCTGACCCAATCCATTTTTTTATTGAAGCCGTATGTTTTGCGCCAGACGGCCAGCACAATGCACATCTCAGTTTCGCTCAAACCTGAAGCCATAACGGCATCAAGAAGCTCATTCGCGACGCGAGTGAACCCATCTTCCAGTTGCGCCACACGATGCTCCACGACCTCCAGCGGCGGCCTGTAGTCTGCTAAATGCTTAACGACGCCCATGCTTCACCCCTGCCTGAATCAGTGCCAGTCTTGCCATGCCAACGAAGCGCTCAGCGAACGCCCGGTTTTTTGAGGCAGCGACAACCAGGCCATCTGGTGAATCTGGATGGCGACGTTCCTCTTTTTCCTGGTACTTTTTACGAGTTTTTGACATACTTACTCCCGTTACTTGGCGTAACACAGTGTTTGGAAGGCCTTTGAAGTGACCGCTTCAAGGGCTTTTTCTTTTCTGGTGCCTCTCACATAACCCCCAGCATCGACGTAACCATCGTCATCAGCGGCCCCACCTGCTCCGGCATGAGGCGGAACAGCGACGCTATACCCTCGCTTACCTCTTTCAGCTTTTGATGCTCTGGAGCGTCCAGCAGCACGGCCTGTTTAGCCTCTGCGAGTTCTTTCTCGGCTTCAGCCAGACTAGACATTTTGCAATCGGCACCGATCAGGCGAGTGCGATACTCAACCGGCAGCACGGCCATGATTGCCGGCGCCAGCTGGCGAATGTTGTTGGCGGCGTATTCGGTATCGCCGTCGATCCAGCGGAATACCTTCTGCATCTGGCGGTGCGAGTCGGTCGGGATATCCAGACCGGTTCCGCCGGTTGCCCGCCACTCTTCCACAATCAGCGCTGCGACAAATTCACGGCTACGGCAATTAGCTGCCCAGGCCCGAACTGCCGCGCGGATCCCATCGATGTTTAACGCCTTGGAATCAGGTTCCCGGCGATTCTGGTAAATCATCGCCGTTGGCGAAAATTTGTTACCTTGTTGATACGCAAGTGAATGCATTGCTTTCCCTTTCGTGGTTAGGGCCGCCGTTGAGCGGCATGGTTGTCAGGGTGTGGAAAGATGGACGGCAGGTCCGGGCGGAATTCATGAGCCTGGATTTCACCACCAACCGCTTTCACCAGCTCAGGAACGTGAACTGGTGAGATGCGTTTCTTTCCGTTAAGCCAGTCGCAGATAGTGGACTGAGCTTTGCCGCAACGTTTTGCCAGTTCTTTCTGGCTGCCAGCGATGGCGATCGCTTTCTCTACTGCGGAGTTCTTCTCTACTGTTGGGGTCTTCATAATCACCTCAGCTATCAGTTTAAAGCGATTATGGTTATCACTTTAGCGAATGTCAATCGCATAGGCGATTTTTTGCTAAATAATCGCTTGAGCGATAGAGTTAAAGGAGTCATTTACAGAGGTGAATATGGGATTCTCGGAGCGCCTGGCACAGGCAATGAAACATGCTGGATATACTCAGGGCCGATTAGCCAAAGATGTCGGCATGGCTCAGTCCAGCGTCAACAAGCTACTCAAGGAAGCGAACGGCTCCCGTAAAACGGTTGAGATTGCCTCTGTTCTGGGTGTACGGCCGGAGTGGCTGTCTACTGGTGAAGGGGAAATGGCTTCCAGTAGCGCAAGAGAACCGTCTGCGCTATACCAGGTTAAGCCGTCACTGAATGGGATTTACCGCGTGGATGTACTCGACGTTAAAGCCAGCGCTGGACCGGGCAGCATTGTCACCAGCGATTTCATTGAAACTATCCGGGCTATCGAATACACAACTGAACAGGCGCGCGCTTTGTTCGGCAACCGGCCATCTACGCACGTTAAAGTCATTACCGTTAATGGTGACAGTATGGATGGCACAATTTCGCCTGGCGATCAGATCTTCGTTGACACCGGCGTGACGCATTTTGATGGTGACGGGGTTTATGTCTTTGTCTTCGGCAAAACCCTACATGTTAAGCGTCTTCAGATGCAGCGTGACCGCCTGGCAGTAATATCCGATAACCCGATTTACGAAAAATGGTACGTCGAACCTGAGGATGAGGATGCGTTCTACGTGATGGCGAAGGTGTTGCTCAGACAGTCCATCGACTATAAACGCTTCGCATAGCCCGGCTCCCGGGCTAGCATCTCCACCCCTCTTTAATCAACTTCTCACGTATATCCTCTATACGCTGAAACTCCTTTCTTTTTTTCAGGATGACTGACAACTGAGAGTACCCATAATGTGAAGGAGGATAAAATTCACTGGGATACTTATTTCCAGTTAACGATTCGTACTCTTCCACTCTTTTGTCATGAGCATGACGCAAAGCCGGGAACGCCAATTCAGATAGCGCAATCATCTGCTCGCATAAATGCTCGGCCCTTGCGAGGTTATCGCCCTCTCCCCTCAGCTTGTAATATTTCTTGATATCCTCCTGAAGTCCAAAGTGAACCTGAACGATCTGCTCTGGGCTTAGCCAGCGGAGCTTATCAACCCATTCTTTATGGTCCATACATACCCCCTCCAAAAAAAATCAGCATATCACGTAAATAAATTTCAATAAAAATCGCTTTAACAATCATGAAATTATCACCTTATCGATGATAAATATCGTTTTGGCGATTGACTCAAATAATCGCTTTAGCTATTGTTACCCCATCGAAACGAAACATCGACAGCTGAGCGAAGTTAGCCAGCGGCGGACAGCAAGTCGCCTGCTTTTTAACAACATGCAGATTTACAGCGTCAATGACCTGTTTAGACCCTTACACGAGAAACGTGCTGTATCACCGGGTGCGATCCGGTCGGTGAGAGAGTATCCCCGCGCGAGAGCGAGAACGGCGTGAGAACGGGCAACACTGGCAGAGAGTTGGCGCTGACCAATACAGGGAATGTTTTGGGATTGGATGAATGAGCAGGCTGATGCTCGACCGATGTATTCACAGCGCTCATGGCAAGCAGTAACCAATCTGCGCCTCAAGACAGCGTCACTGGTAGTGCGGGCGCTCTAACCAGTAAGCCGGAGATCAGCGCCGGCCATCCAATCGCCAAAGCATTTCTCCCGCATCAGCGGGTAACGACAGAGGGTAAGGCGATGGCAATAGATGCGACGTTAAAAGTTAAACAAATTAACTCTATTAACCCATACGGCGACGGATGGAATAGGCATATGGAAATCGATATCGACAGTATCGAATTAGTTGAATGTGTTAAGCCTGAAGAAATTATTTCTGAGTACACGGCGGCATCACTTCTTGATGCAATGGATGAATCTGATGTGGTTCGCTGGCTTGAAAACGAAGGTTACACAGTAACAAACGATTGACCCGCTCCGGCGGGTTTTTTATCGGCCATACATAGGCAGATTTTCGAGTCTGCCAATTTATGACAACCGGCGGCCATCCACCGCCCATTAGCGCAGAAGTCTTTGTTAACGTTCAGCGGCGCGGCTTAAGCGCGGAGATGATTATGAAATACACCATGAAGGTTTATAAAAACTCTGATGACCATGCTGCTTATCTGAAAGCGCGATCCGACGGCGCCAGAAATGGCCAGTCATTTGAATGGGCGGGTCACCGCTGGGCGTACGAAGTCACCAGCTTTGACGATGCCGGCAATTACGACCTGCTTTACCGGTTTGATGACAAGCCATATCCAGAAGAAGTTTCAGTCAATACAGATGACATGACGATCCGTGACTACTTTGCAGCTAAGGCTATGCAGGGAATCATCAGCAGCGAATGCAACTATGGAGCGTTTAGTGATTTAGCAAGCGATGCATACAGCATTGCCGACGCGATGCTCCTCGCTCGGGAGGCCTCATGACAGTCACCCACAACAGCAAGCAGTACACCGCCAAAAAGCTCAACGATAACGAGTGGCAACTGACGTCGGTATCGGCACCGCGGGAAAAGCTCACACTTAATCGCCGGCAGATGCATATCGCTGGCCTCCTGGAACAGGTTGAGGTGAAGGTATGATCGGAATGCACTACGGCACCGCATCAGTGCCACGCAGCGAGGTTTTACCGGGCACAATGCTGCAACACCACGGTAAAACTTATCGCGCCTCTGCGAACGTTGAGAAAGGCCTGTACGCCTTCAACATCTTCGAAAAAACCATCATCAAAAGTGATTCCATCGTTGTGCTGCTGAATGAGCGCGGCGAGCCGATGGTTCACTGATACCAACCACCCTATTCAACCGATCGGCCTGGCTTTCTGCGGGCGGGATCTGCACATCCAAATTTCAGGATTTCAGCCATGAACGCATACCTCACTTACGACCGAATCGAAGATCGGCGCTGGGTTGAGCAGCAGCTCACCGACGAGAAGGAGAAGTGGATCGACAACCGGGCGAAAGAACTGATCGCCATGTTCCCGAAATATGCTCTGCAAATGAGTAGCCTGTTTCTTCCAAAAGAAGCGCAAATGGCACTAGTCGGTGAAAAGGCAGAGGAAGCCTATAACGACTATATCACTCGACTTTGCTACGACCGCGCAGAAGAAGAGTGGGATCGCCTTCATCCAACCTGCCCGTTTTAAGGAGTGATTATGAGCTTCGATCTGATTCAGTTCGTTAAGGAGCAGGAACCGCTATTTGTCGGCGCCCTTACCGACCAGTCTCTGACATGGGCAAAGGAATGCCAGTTCGCTATCCAGTTATTCCAGCGCAATCAAAAGTTGGCAGAAACGGCGATTGCCAACCCCACCAGCGCCCAGAACGCGATTATCAACGTTGCAGCTGTCGGCATTAGCCTGAACCCTGCAAGCAAACTGGCTTATCTGGTTCCGCGCGACGGTATGGTCTGCCTTGATATCAGCTATATGGGCCTTCTGCACATCGCCCAGTCGGCTGGCGTCATCAAGTGGGGTCAGTGCAAGCTAGTTCATGCTAGCGACGACTACGAGACGCTGGGTCTCGATAAGGCGCCAGCTCATAAATACAACCCATTTGCCACACCTGACGCTCGCGGCGCCGTTATCGGTGGCTACTGCACAGTTAAAACCGCTGATGGCGACTATCTCACTGAAGAGATGAGTCTCGCTGAGATAGAAGAAATCAGGAAAGTGAGCAAAGCGGGAACATCACCAAAAGGCCCATGGGTCAACTTCTGGTCTGAGATGGCCAGGAAGACGATCGTCAAGAGAGCCTATAAATACTGGCCGCGTGCTGACCGACTGGATAATGCCGTCGATGTGCTCAACGAAAGCGAAGGCATATACACCGAGCCAGTTATGCCTTACACCCCTGAAAGCGAGATCATACAGTCAGAAGAAAACGCAAAACAGGAACTGACCAACACCGTCCAGTCGCTGTGTGAGGACATGAAGCATGCGAAAAATATGCATGCTCTCAAAACCCACTTCCAGGCAGCTTACAAAATGACGGTCGGAATGCATCTTCAACAAGAGGTTCAGGCCGTTTACGCCAAGTGCAAAGCAAAATTTGAAGAGGTTACGCAATGACAGCCCTTTACCAGATTGCCAATGATTTCGCCAAGCTGTCTGACTCCAGCATGGAGCCTGAGATGATAGCCGACACTCTCGATGGGATTGAGTGGGAGCTGGAAGCAAAGGTCGAGCAGATTCTTGCTGTTTGCAAAAACGAATCTGCTTATGCCGAGGCGCTGAGAGAAGAAAGCAAGCGCCTTGCAGAGCGCGCAAAAGCCGCAGATAACCGTGTGGCGAGCATGAAAGATTATGTAGCCACCTCCCTCGAAACAGCAGGAAAGAAATCACTGAAGGCAGGCATTCATCAGGTAACGGTTCGCGCGCCGTCTAAGTCCGTTGAAATTACGGATGCCAGCGCGCTTCCTCCTGAATTCGTCGAATACGAGACGAGTATCAAGCCAGATAAATTGGCTATCAAACACCAAATCGAAGCTGGCGTGGATGTACCTGGCGCGCAAATAAAACTCGGCAAACCTTCACTCATTATTAAGTAGGTGCCGCCATGAAACGCACTCCCTTCTACCGCAGGCCCGGGCGCACCGGGCAATTCTCCGGCCTCCGTGAGCGCGTTATCTGGATGATTCAGACGCGCGGCCGCCCGGTAACCGGTAGCGAAATCGCAAAGAAATTTGGTGTAACGCTCATCGAGTTTAACCGGGTCGCTAACGGCATTACCCGCGGCTCCGGACAGATAGCGCAGATCGTAGAGTCGGAAAAATGGATCAACGAGGACGGCATCTGCGACCGGACATTCGACCTGGTCACGAAGCCAAAGGTCGTAACGCCGCAAGGTAAATCGCGGCTGTTCACCCGGCGCGCCATAGAGCAATCGCAGGAAGGTAGACGGCAGGAGTGCATTGAACGTGCCGCCCGCCGTAGCCGCCTGATTGCCCGGGGCCTCTACATCGACGAAATGGAGTCCATCCTATGACTCACGCTCACGACGACATCATGGTTGGCACACTGTGCCTTCCCTTCATTGGTAACGGCTGGCTAATGCCATGGGGTGAAGTGGTCAGCAATCCATTAAAGGCGCAGCGGCTCGCTGAGGAATATCGGGAGAGACAGGAGGCAGCATGACAGCGAAATACTCACTTCTGTATGTCGATCCGCCCTGGTCTTACGGCAACACCATCAGCAACGGCGCCGCTGCCGACCACTACTCCACCATGAAGCTCATCGACATAAAGCGCCTGCCAGTTTGGGAGCTGGCCGCCGAAAACGCGGTGCTGGCGATGTGGTACACCGGCACGCATAACCAGGAGGCGATCGAACTGGCCGAAGCCTGGGGCTTTACCGTGCGCACGATGAAGGGCTTTACCTGGGTGAAGCTGAACCAGAACGCAGAACTGCGCATCAACAAGGCGCTGGCTGAGGGTGAAGTCACCGACTTTTACGACTTCCTCGATCTGCTTAACGCCGAGACGCGCATGAACGGAGGAAACCACACCCGGGCAAATACCGAAGATCTGCTGATTGCTACCAGAGGCGCCGGGCTGGAGCGAAAGCATGCCGGGATTAAGCAGGTGGTCTACAGCCCGCTCGGCTCGCACAGCGAAAAGCCGTGGGAAGTGCGCCACCGTCTGGAACTGCTTTACGGTGATGTGCCACGCATTGAGTTATTCAGCCGCAGCGCGGCGCCGGGCTGGGATGCTTGGGGGAATGAAGTTGATGGCGATGTGAAGCTTGTTCCTGGGAGATATGAAAATGCCGAGTAGAAACTGCCCTGAATTAACTGCCGAAATGGTTAGAGAGCTTCTGGAATATGACCCCACAACAGGGCTGCTGACCTGGAAGACTTGTCGCAAAAAAGTCCAGAAAGGTAGTGTTGCTGGCTCGGTTTGTGGGAACGGTAGAAAGCTTTACGTCAAAGTTAGGATTGGCCGCCTCTATCGCGCGCATCGCCTCATTTGGCTGATGGTGACAGGTGAATGGCCAAAGTATCACATCGATCATGTTGATAATGACGGTACGAATAACCGATGGTCCAATTTGCGTCTGGCTACGCTAAATCAGAACCAGCACAACCGAGAGTTAAGCAGAGCGAATTTAACGGGATATAAAGGCGTATCTCGGTCTAAAAACTTATCAAAACCATACCGTGCAAATATCACAATAGGCCGTGAGCGCCGCCACCTTGGATACTACCGTTCGGCTGAAGAGGCTGCTCATGCTTACGATGAATCTGCTCGAGAGCTATTCGGCGCATATGCGCGACTTAACTTTCCACATGAAAACGAGTTAGCAGCCAGAAAATTGCTACCCGGCTGTGCCATCGACGTAGTGAAAACGGAGGTCGCATGACGCCATCAGCTTATTACAACGAAATCGACCCGTTCGCTGCGCAATGGCTGCGTAACCTGATCGCCGGCGGTCATATCGCCCCGGGCGAAGTTGATGAAAGGAGTATTGAAGATGTCACACCTGACGACCTGCGAGGATTCACACAGTGCCACTTCTTCGCCGGAATTGGCGTCTGGTCTCATTCCCTGCGCCTCGCCGGATGGCCTGACGATAAACCAGTCTGGACCGGCTCCTGCCCGTGCCAGCCTTTCAGCGCGGCAGGCAAAGGAGATGGGTTTGCTGACGAGCGGCACCTTTGGCCCCACTTCTTCCACCTCATCAGCGAGCGCAGACCTCAGCATGTCTTTGGCGAACAGGTTGCAAGCGGTAACGCAAACACATGGTTCGACCTTGTACAAGCTGACCTGGAAGGAATGGGATACGCCTTCGGGCTTGTGCCGTTTACGTCAGCGGGCATCGGTGCTCCGCACATCAGAGAACGAGCTTATTGGGTGGCAAACTCCGGTGGCGAACGACTCAACCGGATCGACTCATTGCTACAGCGGCAGGAATCAGGATGGGTCACCAAAAGTGTGCTTGAAGCTTCCAGGGACCGTAATGCTGGCAGCGTGGCCAACACCAACGGCGAGCGATCACAAAGGGAGCGGGAAAACAGTAATCAGGAGCGATGGGAAGGATCGGACGTTCGACAGACTGGATTACGCTGCGGAGCAGGGTTTAGTAGCACCCTTGAGGTTAACGGTTTTTGGAGAGATGCGGACTGGCTCTTTTGTCGAGATGGCAAATGGCGTCCAGTTGAACCCGGCACATTCCCGCTGGTTGATGGGGCTGCCGCGCGCCTGGGACGAGTCGAGCCCGGGGTGGCAAGAGTGGCAAGTAGCAACCGCGTCGGAAGACTCAAAGGCTACGGTAACGCCATAAACGCACAGGCCGCGGCTGAATTCATCCGGGCTTACATGGAGGGGTTATGACCCCAGAAACAGACATCGCCAGTATCAAGGCACTAATCGCAAGGTCGCTAAAGCGGCCTTTTTTATTGCTGGCGTTCACCTTCAACCGAATTAACCGACAGTTCCGGGAGCATTGACCATGGACATCATCGACACCGCAGCAGAGATTGAAGAGCTTCAGCGTAACACTGCCCTTTCCGCTCACCGCATCGACCGCAACGCCGTATCAGCTGAGCGTTGTGAAGAATGCGACGAACCAATTCCCGAGCCGCGCCGCGCTGCCGTTCCCGGATGCCAGACGTGCGCGGAGTGCCAGGGTGTCATCGAACTGAGGAATAAGCAGAGAGGGCTGTCATGAATAACAGAAAAGCCCGTCGGCTTATTGGCGCTCACATTAATAACACATATCGAATCAGCAATAGACGCTGGTTGGTATGGGGTAGCAACTGGCCTTTTGTTTGGGAGCACGCAAAGTCATCACCACGGCAGAAAAGAAAAGCTAAAGAAGTTGCTGCTTACCGAGAGGAGTTTAAGCGCAGTCAGGAGCAAGCCAATGTTCAGGATAATCCAGCCTAATACCTGGTACGCCGATCCCCACGGCGCACCATGCAAAATCCTCCGCGCTACCCACGAAGTGATCCACTACATCCGCAACGGTCGCACCTGCATCGCCAGCATGGGCCGCTTTAACCAGGATTTCGAGCCGCTGACCAAAGCACAAGGTGAGCGGATCGCCGAAGAAATCGAAACAGCAGATCAACTGAAAAAGCTGCGCGCCCAGCGTGCGGCGTAAGGAGAACTATGAGCACCATTCAGGACATCCGAAACCAGCTATCAACTCTGGTAACCGAGGCGCACAAGGTTGCATGCGCCCTCGATATAGGTGACGAGCGAACAGAGGCCTTTGAGCTATATGAAGCGCTTCGTCGACTTCAGCGGCAGGGCGCCGCCGGAGAGATTCTCTCAGCAACCAACCCTCTTCTCGCCTCGCCATATTACGACGAGGACTGGGACGAAGATGAAGACGACTGACGCAACTGATAGCCAGTTATGAGCTGGCTATTGGGTGCGAAAGCACTGCTCCGTTATCCCTTTTTGCCCGGCCACGCGCCGGGTTCTTTTTGCCTGGAGAAATTAGATGAGCAATAAACCAGATAACTTCGAGTTGATGAGCACTCGCGACATCTGTTTGCAGTTAAGCATTTCACCCAGAACACTGGAGCGTTACCGCAAACGCCCGGACGACAGCAATCCATTTCCGGATCCAGACTGCTCGTATATGGGCGGCTCCAATAAGTGGCTTAAAACAAAAGTTCATGCGTGGCAGTTACGTGAAATGTCGCGGCCGGTTCGCCGCCCTATGTCTCACCTGAACCTACCACGCGATGTTAAAGGCCGTCTCACCCGACCTGACGCGGCGTGA